CCACCACCACCTTCACCGTCGCCCTCACCTTCGCCTCCTCCGGCGCCAAGCGGGTCTGTTACCCTTTCAGCAACTACAAACAGTGAGTGGATTGTACCTGATAATGTTACTAGTATTAATGTTGTGATTATAGGCGGTGGAGCCGGCGGATCCAGCGGCAGTGAAGCCAACCCTAACATATCCGGCGGCGGTGGAGGAGGATCGGGCGGTCTTACTGTTGTAAATGGCCTTTCGGTTGTGCCGGGGTCAAGAATTTATTATCGCTGCGGTATTGGTGGCACCGGCACATCAGGAGCCAAAGGTGGCAGTGTTAAACAAGGAGGGGCAGGAGAATCTACTCAATTTGGTGGTACCGGAGGAATTGGTGCATTAACAGCCGGCGGCGGTCAACCTTCTGCAGGAGGAATTAGCAATAGTCATTTAAATAACGGCGGAATTGCAGGTCCGGGAGGGTCAAATGGCAGCGCAGGTAGCAGTGCAAGAGTTGAGTCTACAGGCAGAAACACTCAGTCCGGGGGCGACGGTGGCGGTGTTCCTGGTTATAGTACTGGAGGTTTAGGCGGCGCAGGCGTGACTACCGGTGCCGGGGCTGATTCTGTTAGAAATGGTAGTGCTGGTACCGGCCCAGGTGCAGGTGGCGGCGGCGGAAACGGCGGCCGAAATGATGCAGGACAAGGAAATGGTGGTCCTGGAAACACTGGTGTAATATATATCACGTGGGGCTAACTTTGTCTAAAACTGTGATAAATAATATATTATTAAATAGGTTAACGCTATGACTTACACAGTTACTACAACAGCCGGTGCAACTGTTGCAACAATTGCCGATGGCACAGTCAATTCAACCGCAACCAGTTTAACCCTAATAGGTAAAAACTACGCCGGGTACGGCATTTTCTTAAATGAAAATTATGTTCAATTACTGGAAAATTTTAGCAACTCAACCCCACCGACTGCTCCATTAACCGGTCAACTTTGGTATGACAGCACTAATGATATCCTAAAAGTGTTCAACGGTGCAACTAACATATGGAAACCTATTTCTAGTTCAATATCTCAAGGAACCGCACCAAGTAGCAGTGTTAGCGTAACCGGTGATATTTGGTGGGATACAAATAATGCACAACTTAAAGTTTGGTCCGGTAGTGCTTGGATTACAATTGGACCAACATACACTACTACTTCAGGAACATCGGGTCCTGTTACAGAAAGCATACTAGATAGTTCTAGTAATAGTCATGTGGTAACAAAATTTTATATTTCTAATAGCGTAATTGCAATTCTAAGCAAGGATGCTGCATTCACTCCTCAGGTTGCTATTCCAGGGTTCGCAACAATTATACCTGGATTTAATTTGATCAGTTCAAGTACACTGACGGGCTCACAATTTACAGGCACCACCACCGGGGCCACTACACTTGATGGGTTTACTTCTGGTCAATTTTTAAGAAGTGATATTTCTCAAACTACAAGTTATCCATTTGGTGCTGCTGGTGGACTTACTGTGGGTAGTGATCTAACATTTGATTCAACATCTCCAACTGTGGCAGTAATTAGTGGAACAACTTCTAATAAAAATTTAAGATTTGACCTAAACAAAGCCGGTGTTCAAAGCACTGCATTAACCATCACAGCGTCTACACTACAATCATCCTTTAGTGGAAATGTAATTCCGTCAGTACACAATACTTACAATTTAGGAAGTTCTTCAAACAAGTGGGCTACAATTTATGGTATTGCAGTTAATGCGCAATACGCTGACTTGGCAGAAAGATTTGCTGCAGATAGCGTTTATTCTCCAGGTACAGTAGTTCAACTCGGTGGTGTACAAGAAATCACAGCAGTTCAAGAAGAATTAACGGAAGAAGTTTTTGGTGTCATAAGTACTCGAGCGGGTTTTCTTTTAAATGGTGAAGCAGGGGATGACAGCACACATCCACCGGTGGCAATGAGCGGGCGAGTACCAGTTCGTGTGTTAGGAAAAATTCGCAAGGGAGATCGGTTGGTATCTGCAGGGAACGGTATGGCACGTGCTGCTAACAGAAATGAAATCACTGCATTTAATGTTATTGGTCGCTCTTTAGAATCTAAGACCACAGCCGGCGAAGGTGTTATCGAAGCCATAGTCAAGTTAAATAGTTAAGGATCAGCAAGATGACGTATGCACAAGGCGGAGTAATTTCAGCAACAGACTACAATGGGTTAGCACGAACCAACACTGCTAATGTTGCTTGGGTATGGGGTACAGGGTTTGGCGCCAACGGCTACGGTCAAAGTACTACCGGAATTAGTACACTTAGTGCGGGAACTACGGTAACGGCCACCCAATGGACCGGATTATTTAATATTATAAATCGTTGTTTAGGGCATCAAGGCCAAACACAATTGATGGGAGGCGGCAACCTTAACGCAGTAGCAGGGTCGATTATTACTTATTTTGCCAACGTTGCTTCCTCGGTGACTACAATTAATAATAATGCTGCTGGATTTGGCAGTCAAGGTGCTACAACAACTGGTACAAACTTTCTTACCTGGGCTAATGCTGCGTTAGGAACAAGTTACGGTCCAATTTACTCCCTTACTCGAACAGTGACTTTTTCTAGCGGCGATGCAGCAAGATACTTTTTCAACACTGGCGGCCAAATAAACTTTGTAATTTCAAGTGTCACTGCTGGTGATGCCAGCGCCAGAACTTCTGATACAGTGACGTTAATTGGAACCAACATGGGTGGATTAAGTGCCCTGCGCAACACTCAAACTGGCGGCCGTACTGGGTCAGGTGGTACTTTAAACACCAACAATACTACACAGGGTTATAGAAACTTATCAACAGCACAAATTACCTTTGTACAGGTAACCAGTACTGGGGTTGCCTATACATCAGATGTGGCTAACCTTCGTATACGTACTAACGGTACTCAAGGAACAGCGGGTGACACTGGAAGTATAATATATTTTGATTTAGGTTTAAATCTTCCTGAGGCTGACTCTTTTAACAATACTCTTTCAGTTGGTATCAATCATCGTATTGATATTGTTGTGCCAGAAACAACATACCTAACAAGTGTTTGGGGATCCCCAACAGTTACCTAAGCAATAATTTTAAGATTTTAAAATTTAGGTAAGTTTTTCTAACTTGCCTATTTTTATGGCTATATATTATTATGATTGAAGAAATAGTAGAACAGATAAAACAATCAACTGACTATCAAATTAACAAACGTATTCTCCGCGAAAAAATACAAGGGGATTTACATTTTGCTTACAATGGTGGATTGTTTAAATCTTCGCCAGAGTTGATCGCATTTCTGCAGTGTTGGGACGATAATGAACTAGTGATTGAGGACACATATCAAACACCTGTAAAAATTAATCGTGTTGAACTATTGACTCTTTGCAAGCAACATTATCAAACTGCATTAAACTTTTGGCACGTGCAACATGAAGAACTTAAACGTGTTAGAAAAATCTAGAGGTGCTGTATTATTTGCCTTTAATACCACAACGATTGATTATATAAAAATCGCTGTACAATCTGCACAATTAATTGATAACTTTCTAAACCTACCGGTGACCTTGATCACAGATGCAGATGTTAAGCATGAAATATTTGATCAAATTATTCGGGTTAACCACGTGGTTAAAAATAGTAAAAACTGTGACCAAACAGAATGGAGAAATGCTGATCGATACACTGCGTATGATCTCAGTCCCTATAATGAAACTCTGCTACTAGACAGTGATTATTTGATTTTTGACTGCAGTCTACTAACGTTATTTGAAGTTACCTCTGATTTTAGGCTGCAACACAATAATCATATGATTGGGGAAGAATCTAATTTTGTCATGGGCATGACCAGTTTGCCTTATATATGGGCAACTGTAGTTTTGTTTAAAAAAACACTTAGATCCAAACAATTTTTTGACCTAGTGGGCCGTATCCAACGCAACTATGAATATTACAAATTATTGTATAATATCCGAGAAAGAAACTTTCGCAACGACTATGCATTTACTATCGCTAACAGCATCTTAAACGGATACGAACTTGGACAAGATCAAAGTAATCCCTGGAATATGGTTTCATTTCATCAATTGATAAAAAAGATTGAAATAAAAAACAACAATCTGATAGTTAAACTACCAGACAAGGCCTATGTGCTACCAATGCAAAATGTTCATATTATGGATAAACAATATCTCTTAAGCAACGAATTTGATCAACTAGTGGAACAAGTATGTCAAAAAAAGAACAACAAGGTTTTTTAACCATAGCGCAGAATAACAGTACTACAGATTATCTGCGAGCAGCATATGCGCAGGCCTTAAGTGTTAAAATAAGCATGCCGGATAGTAAGTATGCTGTGATAGTCGATGACTACACATTTGATCAGATCAAGGATAAACATCAACAGGTATTTGACTATGTTATTAAACTGCCCGTCGATGATGCTGTTAACCATGAGTGGAAATTATCCAACGAGTGGAAGGTATTTGGTCTTACACCGTTTAAAGAAACAGTTAAACTTGAAAGCGACATACTGTTTACTCGCAGCATCAATCATTGGTGGAATACTTTTCGTTTAAAGAATATTGTAATGAGTTATGGCTGCAAGGACTATCTAGGCCAAAAATCTGCTGCTAGGCAATATCGTCGAGTGTTCGATGACAATCAACTGCCAGATGTCTACACTGGATTAATGTATTTTCGTTATAGTCGAGAAGCCTATGATTTTTTTAATATAGTCAGAGAGTGCTGGCAAAATTGGGATGACATTACTCCGTATCTAAAAAATTATAGAGATTCTCAACCAACTACAGACTTAGTCTATGCTGTGGCTGCTGCCCTTGTGGGAGCAGAAGTCTGTACACTACCTACCTGCGATTTTATTAATTTTGCGCATATGAAAAATGCCATTAATGGTTGGCCGGAATCAACTCCATGGACAAGTTTAGTGTTTAGCGAAGTCGATGCGCCTATGATCCGCGTAAATGGTATTAATCAGTATTATCCATTTCACTATCAGGATAAGAATTGGTTAAGTGATGAAATTATTGAAAATTTGGAAGAAAAATGGATCTCACAGAATTAGAATTCTTAAAAGCCTTAGGCATGGTTGAAGATATCATACCAGATCCAATTGAATATAGGTTGCACTATGATGAACACGGTGATATTGTCATGGGCAGCATGCAAACACATCCAAAAAACACTAGTTATGTTGTAGTAACACAAGAAGAATATAACAACTATTTTAAGTATCACATAGTCAACGGAAGACTAAAATTAGTTGACAGTAATAACGGATTACATAATAGGTTGAAAGCCCGCAGCAAAGATTTTATAACGGTTAAAAATCATGCTAGTTTAATTTTAGAACCCGATGAAATAGAAACTCTGAGAGAATTACATGAAACAGATTATTGACATAGCAGATCTAGACTGCATTTTTTTAACCTACGACGAACCTAAAAAGGAAGAGTTTTGGGTTAAGATTCAAAACATGGTGCCATGGGCTAAACGTGTAGATGGAGTTAAGGGCAGCGATGCTGCACATAAAGCAGCAGCAGATGCCAGTGACACTGACAGGTTTGTGTTAATTGACGGGGACAACATACCCGATCCTCAATTTTTCAATCTTCAACTTGAACTTGACGAATCCAATAGTGGCTGTGTGTTCCGTTGGCGTGCTCGCAATCACATCAATGGGCTGCAGTATGGCAACGGGGGCCTAAGTTGTTGGACCAAAGAATTTGTTTACAACATGCAGACTCATGAGGCATCCGATGGTGATGCTAAAAATGATGTAGAGTTTTGCTTCTATCCCAACTATTGGGCCATGCGAGATTGTTACTCAACTACATACCCCAATGCCACACCCGGTCAGGCCTGGCGTGCTGGCTTTAGAGAAGGTGTTAAGATGTGTTTGGATCGCGGTGAGAAGCCCAACTTGCAAAATTTTGAGCAGCGAGTACACTGCCGTAATTACGATCATTTGTGTATTTGGCAAAGTGTGGGTGCAGATGTAGAAAATGGAGTCTGGTCCATATATGGTGCACGACTTGGTACATACATGACCATGTTGGAAGATTGGGACTATCGTCAGGTACAAAACTTTGATGCACTGGCAGAATTGTGGGAAAAGTTTAAAGAACACGATCCAATGTTGGCTGCTAGAGAAGTAGGTAAAACTTTAGAAACTCGTTTAGGATTACCTATTGTAGATATGAACGCAGAACAAAGTAAGTTTTTCAAATACCATTATAAGAGCAATTTTTTCAACAAAGGGCCCATGGTACGTGAATAAATTTACCGTAGATCTAATGGATGATCAATTATTAAATATTGATAAATTCGTCAAATTTTTAGTTGAGAATCAGGGAAAAAGTATTGATCTAACAATTAATCAAGAATCTCATTGCTTAAGGTGGAACCGTGTTTATGACCTAATTGACCTTTTTGATTTTTCTATGGTCTTTATTCGAACCTGTAATGCTCTAGAACATCATAGTCGATATCAAATCAAAAAATCACACTGGCCTCATTGGTTCACAAAAATCACAAACTTTGATCAAAATTTTGATTATTCTTGGAATAAATCAAAAATTTTTGGTTGTTTCTACGGTCGCCCTAGCGCCAGTAGATTGGGCCTAGCGGGGCATTTACACTGTAAATATCCCAAACAATCTCTTATTAAGGTCAGATTTAATCAAACAGATCAAGATGCAAGAAAAATGTTTGAACTACAGAAACTCTACGAGTGGTCTCCCATAGCCTTTAATCGAGTGGTAGATTTTTTAGCAAATGTTGATCAATATACTTCTGAATATCATGCCTATGATTATCTAACAGGCAAGTATGATTATGCTAACAACTTAAACTACTTGTATAAACATATTTTTGTTGATCTAGTAGTTGAGGCACATCTGCAGGGGCAAAGTTTTTATCCCACAGAAAAAATTGTTAGATCTATACTATGCCGTAAACCTTTCATTGTAATGGCCACTGCTGATTATTTGACATATCTCAGACAAATGGGATTTAAGACATTTGACCACATGTGGGATGAAAGATACGACTCTCAGACGGGAAAAGATCGATATGCAGAAGTGATTAAATTAATTGATTATTTGGCGAATCTAGCACCAAAAGAATTAGAAGATTTAAATATTCAAGCAGAAGAAATAGTTAACCACAATTATCAATTGTTAATCAGCGGTAAATTTAATAAGATTATCACAAGAATTCAATGAACAAACCTGTTTTACCATTCGTTGAAACTATGATTACCCAGGCCTGTAATCTAAGTTGCCACGGATGTACCAACTACAGCGACCTTATACACAGTGGGTATGTGCGGTGGGCGGAAGGCCGCAAACAAATTATTCCATGGATGGATCGCGTGAAAATATCTGACTTTGGTATATTGGGTGGAGAACCTTTGGTTAATCCGGAAGTAGATCAATGGATTGTAGGATTAAGAGAATTAATGCCGCAAGCACAGATACGATTTACCACCAACGGAACTAATCTGCACAAAAAGTTTCATTTGATTAGATTACTGCACGACATAGGTAATTGCGTGATTAAAATTGGAGTTCACGTTGACGATCCTAAATTAGAAGAAACTATTAATCGGATATTTGAGTCATATACCTGGGAATCAGTTACTGAGTATGGTATTCAGCGTTGGCGCACAGGCAATAATGTAAGATTTTATGTTAAGCGTCCAACCGTGTTTTGGAAAACCTATCGAGGTTCATATGAAAATATGCAGCCACACGATAGTGACCCAGCAGAAGCGTTCAAACAATGTTGTCAACAGACCTGTCCTTTGTTGTATAAAGGTAAAATCTATAAGTGCAGCACCGCCGGACTATTAGAAGACACTCTAACTCGATTTGGCAATCCCAATTATGAACAATGGAAACCATTGATTGATCAGGGTATTGCACCTGACTGCTCTGAATCAGAATTACAAGATTTCCTAGATAACTTTGGTAAACCCAATAAAATTTGTCGCCAGTGCCCTAGTGCTAACGATTTAGAATCTCGTATAGATCACGCACATCGTGTAGAGTTTAAATATAAAAGATGATCAGTGTACAAACTTTAGATAGAAAAATATGGCGCAGGGATCTTTTGCTGATCTATCTACACGAATGTAACTCAAAAAATAAAAATGCCATAATAGATTTTAATCCAGAAGGCAGTTGTGCTGAAATGCTTGGGTTATACAGATTACTTGACGAGTTTTGTCAAGCGACTGGATATGATAAACATCGTATAACTATTAAAACAGCAAACATGATTGAGCAACATTCAGAGTATGTAATTTCTAAACAGCCCGGTTATTGGTATGAAATTAAATCTATACAAAAATGGTTACGTGGTAAAAAGTTAGATATACAGTATCAGCCAAATAAGCATTTTGGTTGTTTTGTCAGTAGAAGTAATTGGTTTAGATTGTGGACTGCAACTATATTAGACACATACCATCGAGATCAATCTATACAGACATACCATTATGATTCTAGTAGAGAAAATTATAATGCCAATGGTTATATCGGTGTCGATGATCTGTTTCGCTACGGGTGTGACCTTGTGCCAGAGGCAGTTAATTTTTTAAAAACCTGTCCTAGAACCATTGATTTAGAATTTCTGCAGGATCTTAAAAATACCAAAGGAAGTCTATTTCAACACGAAAACAGTTATTATCCTATACAGCATCCCAGTAATTTGAATCTTCTACAGTATTATAACGAACTATTTGTGGATATTGTCATAGAATCTAATATCAGCGGCAATTGCTTTTTAGTAACTGAAAAACTATGGCGAGCAATACTGGCACATAGGCCATTTATTGTAGTTAGTAACGCTAACTATTTGAGAAATCTACGTAGGTTGGGTTTTAAAACTTTTAACTTTTGGTGGTCAGAAGAATATGACCAATGGACTGGCCAAGATCGTATTAAATTAATTCAGTTGATAATTGGAGAAATAGCAAAGTTAAACATAACTGATTTAGAAACTTTACTAATAGAAATGAAAGAAGTATTGGAACATAATTATCAGACTTTCGTTTCACTTTCAACTAATCAACTATCTAAGGAATTCATTAATGGCTAAAGTATTTTGTTTTGGCGATAGTTTTGGTGCAGGTGCTGAACTTAAAAAAGGCGAATACCCTTTTGTTAAATGGTTTTCATCTGAGTTAGGTTTGCTCTTTATAAATTACAGTGTTGAAGGCGCCAGTCTGGGAATAATACTGCATAAATTGATTGTTAATCATCTTAAGATTACCAAAGATGATATAGTTTTGGTGATAATACCGCCAGACAGCAGGTGGTATGATGAGAATGAAAAAGACGGATTTTATTCTTTATCAAACTATATGAAAGAAGATTATTATATCAAATTTCTCAACAAAAAAACTTTAGAATGGTTTGAATACCACCATTCTTTGTTTATCTATACCATACAAAAAATACTCGATGACATCGGATGCTATTATTGTATGGCACACAATTACGGTAGAATAGGTGGAAAACACTATAACTTAAATATCGATTATAGTAAATTTTTGAGTGAAACAGATTTAATAAATCTTTTAGCAAGTAAGCCAATTGAATGGGATAATTACCCGCACAATATTGAACCCAAAGAACATCGATTTATGTATGATGGTCCTCCGGCTATCCACGATCATGATAGTCCATATCTCTACGGGACGCTAGGACATCCAAATGAACTAGGGCATAAGTACATAGCCAAATTATTTTTAGAAAAATATTATCAAGATAAAAATGAATCTTCAAATAGTATCTCGCGGCTCCCCAAATGACCATTTTTTCTATGGTTTATTTAAGGAATGTTTAAAAATCATTCCCAATGATTCTGACGTTTTCTATATTTGGGCCAACCCGCTAGATAAGTTTGAATCAATGATTAACCCTATAAAAATTTCATCTAAAAATGTTTTTATATTCGTACCAGACGATTTAACCGATCGAAGTTTTTTATACGGCTCGCAAAAAAAATCTTGGGCAGCAAGAATATTTTCTAATCTGGCAAATAAACACCCTAACAGTAACATCACAGTGATTTGTGACGTCGCTAATTTGGACAGAGAATTAGATGATATTCCTAATATCAAAGTAATTGCTTGTGAGTTTATGTGTTTATTAGAAGAAGAATATAAAAAGATTGACCCTGTTTTAGATAAAAATTTTGATTGTCAAAAATCATCTGTTGGACTATTTGGCTCACCGATAAGAAGTAGAATAGCATTAATGAGTTATTTGTATCACTTGGGTTTAGACAGTAATGTAGAAATTATAACAGGAAAAAATATTTCTGAATTTCTTACTAGATCAACAAGTTTTATGAAATCAAACAACTGGTTGTTTGATGAAACTCATGAACAGTCTATTAAACCAGCATTGATCGCCGGTTATGGAAAATTAAGGGCCCAGCAAAAAGATTCTCTGGGATTTGGAGTTAGTCAACCCACAGTTGATCTTTGTGAAAATTTAGATAAACCTCTAAGACAGATATATAGAAATAGTTTCGTTGAACTAGTAGCCGAAACATATTACGAAGAACCATGTTGGATGTTGACGGAAAAGACCCTGCACAGTATCTACGGTTGTAATTTTTTAATCTGGGCCAGCAGCACAGGTACAGTATCACATGCAAGAGATCTGGGATTTGATGTATTTGATGATGTAGTAAACCATGACTATGACAAGATCAAAAATCCCATAGACAGATTGGTTGCTCTAGTTGATCTAAATCATCGGTTATTAAGCGATGCAGACTATGCCAAAATAATATGGAAGCAAAATCAACATAGGTTTAACAACAACGTAATGCATATGAAAACTAAATTTCACAATTTAGTCAGAAAACGAGTGATTAATGAATTAAATGATGTTATAATTAGTTATAATCTTTGGGATCAAAATCGTGAGTAAAAGCAAATTTATGAGTGCAGCAGAAGAAATGCAACAAAAGTTGGGCAACGCTCTTTGCCTTGCTAAATGGCAACAGGTAAGTCTGCATCTCCCCACTGGATTGAACAACAGTTGCTATCATCCCCCCTTGCATGAAATTGATCCGGTGCCGATCGAATTCAATCCTGCAGCACTGCACAACACTGCACACAAGAAAGAACAGCGCCGTAAGATGCTTAACGGGGAAAGACCTAAGGAATGCAACTATTGTTGGCATATGGAAGATGCTGGCCATCTAAGCGATAGACACTATCGTAGTGGTGAACCATGGGCGGCAGAACACTATGACGAGATTAGATCTTTACTGTGGGACGCAGACGTAACACCAAGTTATGTAGAAGTTAATTTTAGTCATGGTTGTAACCTGGCCTGCAGTTATTGTAGTCCTCAGTTTAGTTCAACTTGGGGCAAAGATATAGATCGTTGGGGCGCCTACCCAACAAAGACACCGCATAATGATCCTGTGCATTTCAAAGGCCGACGTCAACCTATTCCAGTACGAGAACATAATCCCTACGTAGAAGCATTTTGGCAGTGGTGGCCCAATCTCTATCCTAAACTCAAACATTTTCGAATGACTGGTGGTGAACCTTTAATGGATAAAAACACCCATCGAGTGTTTGACTATATCTTAGCCAGCCCTAAGGCAGACCTACACGTTGATGTTACCAGTAATTTTTCAGTTGAAGAATCTCTTTTTGAAAATTACCTAGATAAGGTCAAACAACTCTGCGAAGGTGAACGTATAGAACATTTCATGCAGTATGTGAGTCTAGATACTGGTGTTCCTGAACATGCAGAATATATTCGCGATGGCTTAGAGTATAATCGATGTATTAAAAATATAGAAAGGTTTCTCACTGAAATTCCCGGACGTAATAGTCTGACCTTTATCATAACTATGAACAATCTCAGTTTGTTGGGATTAAAACGATTGTTAGAATATATACTAGATCTTCGCGGTAAACATAGTCATACCTATCAACGAGTGTGGTTTGATACTCCCGTTCTGCGAACCCCGCAGTGGCAAAGTCTTCAAATATTGCCAGAATCTTATGTGAGTATTCTTGAGGATACTATCAAATGGATGAAGACACACAAGATCAAAGAAGGTGAATCTCGATATGATGGGTTCAAAGATTATGAAATCCAACGTATGGAGCGAGACCTTGCCTGGATGAAAAATGGTCAAAAATTAAATGAAAAATATCTGCACGAACAACGTGCAGATTTCTATCGTTTTTTCAACGAGTATAACAAGCGTCGCGGGTTAAGTTTTGAACAGACTTTCCCTCAGATGCGAGAGTTCTGGCAAGAATGCAAATGGCATGCAGAAAATTAAACTAAAAGCCTTAGATAGTATACAAGATATCAAATATTTTGAGGCTACACATCACATAGGAGTTGAAATAAAAATTTGTAATCTATTAGAAGAACTATTTCTATTAGACGGTTTTATCCCAACCATAGATACAAATTTAATTTATCATGACTTTGTAATAATTGAGAAAATCAAAAAATTTTTAGATCAGGCAATAACTAATAGATTACTCATCTTAGGTTTTAGTGACGGCTATTATTCGGTTGTTAACAGGCAAGACCTCAAAGAATTAGAAAAATACTTTAACACTAGACAAATTTTTTTCATATCAAGTAGTGACATGCCTCAGAATTGGGAGCATGCAAATATAAACGGATATATTTTTTCAACCTTTAATCATTTTAATCAGGCAATTGCTCTTAATTTTTATGACGATGTTTTTAACAAAACTGAAAAACCTTATAAATTTACCTTTTTAAATAGAGAACCACGAGATCACAGAAAAAAAATTCTATCTGAGTTAGACAAAAGAAACCTTTTGCAGCAGGCCTTGTGGTCGGATTTAAGTCAAGGAGTTAGTCTGCCAACAGAGTATCCTGATTTTTTTAATAATACATTTTATAATCCTTTAATAGGCAGTGCTGCGGTTTTTGATTTTAACTGTCCTTTGATTCTAATAAATCATCAGTTGTGTGTTGACTCGTATTTTTCTCTTGTTACAGAAACTACTTTTTACTGTAGTCAGTATCATTTAATTTCAGAAAAAACCTATAAACCATTATTAATGGGACATCCATTTATAATAGCAGCCGGGGCGGGATTTTATAAAAATTTGCATGACCTAGGATACAAGACATTTGATGGTTTGATAGATGAATCGTTTGATTCAATCCAAGATCATGATTTAAGACTTTTAAAAATCGTTGACTCGGTTGAAGAATTGTGTAGTAGAGATCTATCTGATTTTTTATCAAAGTCTAAACCCATTTGTGATCACAACAGAAAGGTTTTCTTTGAAAATCTAGGAAGATACCAATTGTCAAACTTTTACAATATTGAAAATTTTCTAAAAAAATTAACATGCTGAAAAATCAAAATGAAACAGATTTAGAGTATAAACGTAGAGTTATTGACATCAAGTCAGACAGTTTCTGCGCAGCCAAATGGTATAACGCAACCATATGGTTGGGCAGTGGCCAGACTACTAGTTGTCACCATCCTTTACCCCATGCGATCGATATCAAAGAAATAGCAGTAAATCCTAAGGCTATACACAATACCCAAGAAAAGAAAGAGCAGCGCCAGCAGATGCAAGCAGGCGAGCGACCTGCGGGCTGCGAATACTGTTGGCGATTAGAAGATGCTGGCACTGTCAGTGATCGAGTCTACAAAACTAAAATTTATTCTGAAGAGGATCTAGATCTTGCATTTAAAACACCCCATACCCAAGACGTCAATCTTCAAACGTTGGAAATCGCGTTTGACCGTACGTGCCAGTTTGCATGTTCTTATTGTAACCCAGCTTTTAGTTCTAGTTGGGTCCGTGATATTAAGCATAACGGGCCTTATGAGCGACTCCGATCGGATGGTCGTAACCATTTTACTCACACCCACGATCATAGTCAATTATATACTATCCATGATGCTAATCCATACGTGGAAGCGTTCTTCCAATGGTGGGAATCCGATCTTCACACGACTCTCAAAGAACTACGTATCACAGGCGGCGAACCTCTTATGTCGGGTTATACCTGGCGCCTTATTGAGTGGTTTCAGAAGAATAAAGGCCAGAGTCAAACACGCCTGGCAATTAATTCAAACCTAGGGTTCTCTCAGGATAAACTAGAACAACTGTTAGATGCCACCGAAGGAGTAGAATTGGATATCTATACCAGCAATGAAAGCATGGGCAAGCATGCAGAATACATTCGTGACGGTCTTGACTGGCAGGAATGGGTAGATAACATGTGGTATCTAATGCGTACTCAACGTATCCGCGGCCTACATGTGATGTGTACTATTAATGCTCTGTGCCTAGAAAGTTTGCCTGAATTTCTAACCATGTTAATGGAATGGAAGAGCATGTGGGGCAAGAATTATCCCAACTTCACCTTAAACATTCTACGTTTTCCAAGTTTCCAAAGTGCCCTGGTCTTGCCACAAGAGAAAAAAATGTACCATTGTGCTAGACTTGAGAAATGGTTGGATCGTTTTAGTAATCATTGTATGTTGCATGCTCATGAAAAGGCCCATGTAGAACGTCTAATAACATATCTTAAAACAGTTGATAGTCCGCACTCAGAAGCATTTGATCTTTCATCTTTACACAACGACTTTCGACAGTTTTATCAACAATACGATCAGAGACGCGGCAAAGACTTTAAATATACTTTTCCAGATCTAGCCGATTGGTACGAAAATTTATGAGCGATGAAAAAATCAAAAATTTTTATAAAAAAGGTTACAGTTATACTGCTCGAGCCCCTTACTTTGCTGAACTAGATTTACTTAGTGAAAAACAACGAGAGTTGTTGTTAGAAAGTAAACATTTTTGCATGCTACCTTGGGTTCATATGCATGCCTATCCCGACGGTAGAGTTTACCCTTGCTGCTTGGCAGATTACTGGCATCCCCTGGGTGATCTACGCAAAGATTCGATGATCACAGTGTGGAATCAAGATGAATATCGTCAATTAAGAAAAAACATGTTGACAGGCGTCCCCAGTAAGCAGTGCACTAAATGTTACGAACAAGAAGAAATGGGATTCTTTAGCATGCGTTATGACGCCAACAGAAACTACGGACATCACATTGCAGAAGTTGAAAAAACACTAGATAATGGCGAGCATCCTGAGTTTAACATCAGATACTGGGACGTGAGATTCAGCAACCTCTGCAATTTTCGCTGTAGAACCTGCGGCCCAATTTTCAGCAGTAACTGGTATAACGATCATATCAAACTTTATAACGCAAAGCCGGATGTTTTGGGTCGTCCTATGAACAGCGTTGAGTATGCAGGTCAACATGAATCTGACATCTGGGAACAGATGCAGCCGCACATACCACATCTGGAGCAGGTTTATTTTGCAGGCGGCGAACCTCTGATCATGAAGGACCATTATCTGCTGCTAGAGAAACTAATAGAACTGGGCAAGACTGATGTAAGGTTAATGTACAATACTAATTTCAGTGAATTGCAGTACAAGGGTAAGCATGTTTTTGAATATTGGAAACACTTTACCACAGTGAACGTTGGTGCCAGTTTAGATGCCAGCGGTGCACGTGCCGAGTTAATGCGTAAAGGCACCGATTGGTTGCAGACTGTTGAAAATAGACAACGCATGATCTTAGAAGTTCCACATGTGGACTTTTATATCAGCGCCACTGTAAGTACACTAAATGTGCTGCATGTATTGGATTTTCATCGTGAGTGGTCAGATCTAGGATTGATCAAACCAAAGGACTTTAACGTTAATATTTGTCAAGGTCCAGAATGGTACAGAATAGATATACTCCCAGAATATTTTAAAAAGCAAACAGTTGAACCGGCCTATCGAGAACATCTCAAATGGTTGATGCCCAATGACAGCCTGCAGAGAGCAACCAACGGATTTAGCAGTGCTATTAATTTTATGCTGTCTAAGGATAACAGCAGTCATTGGTTTAGATTTATCACAGAAACTGAAAAATTAGATCAAATACGTGGAGAAAGTTTCTGGGACACATTTACAGAACTCAGTGATCTTAAGAACTATGAACCTACCTAAGACCATTTGTATTCTTCCTTGGATATCAATTGAAACCAGTCCAGTTGGCACGGCTAGACCCTGCTGTTTGGCTGTTGAAGAAATCACCAAACCAGATGGTACTAAGTATTCTTTAAAAGATCATACCCTAGAAGAAATTTACCACAGTCAGTACATGCAGAATCTTCGCTGGAGATTTCTTGACGGCGATAAACCGCCGACTTGTAAAAGATGTTGGGACGAAGAAGATGCTGGCAGAATTAGTAAACGCATGAACAGCAGAATTCGTCTCAAAGAATATTACGACAGCGTCAATTGGTCAACCGTTGACCCCGATCAACTTTGGTTTCTTGATTTGAAACTAGGTAATATTTGTAATCTCAAATGTCGTATCTGCGGATCTTGGTCTAGTTCAAAATGGGCTAAAGAAGAAATAGACTATGTTCCTGGAATAAACCGAAAAGAACATCTGGCACATCATTTCTTAATGTCAGGCACATGGCCACGAGAAAACGATATTTTCTGGGACAATCTTAAGACTCTGCTGCCCAACATCAAGTATTTTGAATTTACCGGAGGGGAACCATTTCTTATTGAACAGCATTTTGATCTGCTGAGATTTGCAGTCGAGCAAGGTCATAGTCAACACATAGAAATACACTACAACACCAACGGTACAGTATTCCCCAAAGAATCAGAACTCTGGCAGCAGTTCAAACATGTTGAAATTGCCTTTAGCATAGATAATATTGGACCTCGTTTTGAATATGAAAGATATGGAGCCAAATGGTCACAGGTTTTAGATAATCTTGATAAGTTTGATAAGATTCGCAGCAGTCGACTCAGCACTCAACTATGTTGTACCGTAAACACACAAAATGTCTACTACCTACCAGAAATCTGCGACTGGTTGCAGACACAGACATTTGATCACGTATATTTTAACATGTTGCATGACCCGTGGGAAATGAATATAGGACGCATGACCACCCAGGCCAAAGTACTAGTGATCGACAGATTGAAAAATCATAACTTTGGCAGTAAACACAAGATAGAAATGATTCGCATTGCTCAGTTCATTGAAAACGGTGCTACTAGCGATGGCGTTGATTTTTGTCAAAAGATCAAACAAACTGACGAATATCGAAAACAAAATTTTGCTGAATCACACGTAGAAATTGCCAAAGCCATGGGATATGTCTAAATCAGATACCTTTTGCATGGCTCCTTGGGTGCACACATATCTCAGTCCTCAGACTGAACGCAGAATGTGCTGTGCTAGCCGCGAGCCTGCGCAGAATTTTCAACAGTACATCGACACAAAGTCTGGTACAGGCAAGTATATTCCTATTACCTTAGAGGAACATTGGAATTCAGAACATATGAAGTCAGTGCGTCGTCGCATGATGGCTGGCGAAATATTACCTGAGTGCGAAGTCTGCAACGAAAAGTTACTAAACACTGACGTTTACCGTAGTTATTTTAATCGACTATTTGGCCATAAGTATGAGTATGTATTAGAGCATACTGCACTGGACGGATCAACAACGGTGCAGCCAGTTAGTTGGGATTATCGTTTTAGTAATCTCTGTAATTTCAAATGCCGTATGTGTGGAGACATGTTGAGCAGTGCCTGGGAATCAGAACAAAGGCAGCACAATATGATCGATTGGCGCAATCCTAAAAATAATTGGATGCGTCCTGAAGTCAAAGCAGAAATTGAGCGTTTCCAGAGCAAACAAATTGAACTCGAGTTTGCACAGGCAGTAGAGGAACATCGAGTTGAAGAAGTTTACTGGGTAGGCGGCGAGTCTCTAATGTTTGAACAACATTGGCGTTATATGCAACGCATTGTTGAACTGGGGGATGGGCCAAATGTATACGCTAGGTACAATACCAATCTTAGCCGCATTGATTATCGCGGCATTAACCTTTACCATGATATTCTGGCTAGGCTTCGTGACTGGCAAATATGTGCAAGTCTTGACGGTACAGAAAGAATTGGTGAATATATACGAACAGGTCTTGACTACGCAGCGTGGGTTAAAAACTTTGAGGCGGGTCTTAGAATCGCTAGAAATCGCCGCCAAATGAGAATCGATTTCACACTTACCCTTCCGGGTATGTTTGAAATTTTAAATATTCAAAAGTTGTCCGATGAATTAGGCGTAGATGTTTTGGCAAAGGTTGTGTTTAGTTTTTCACCTGATATCATTATGTCGCCCTTGGCTCTGCCTAGGTCGATACTTGATCCGTGGATTGACGAACTAACACCATTAGCACGCGGTGCTCTTAAGGATGTGCTGGTTCAATTGAAGTCTAGACCAACCTTTGCTGAACAGTGGCCTAATGATTACGCTGCAGCAGTTGCTCGTGGTAAGTCTCGTGTGCTACACTTAGAACGCATACGTAATGATAACTATACTATGGATGATATTCTAAAGGAAAGATCTGATGTCTTGGAGTGGTACCGCTCAATCAAAAGTTAAAATTACTCTAAGAAATCCTTTAGATCGTTGCGATTTGTTAGATTATTATATAGTTCCAAACAGCACCCAATTGGCCAAAGATTGGCAGGTTGCCCTTAAAAGTTTAATACTAGCAGGAAATCCTATAGAAAAAAACTTTTGTTTTATGGGATTTCCAAAAACTGCAAGGACTTTAGAATACTTATGTGATCAACTTAATCAAGCAATCGAAGTTATCAACCAATTTGATTTTGAAAAATATGGACTAGATAACTATTTGATTGAAGACTGGTTTCACCCTAATACTGTGAGATTCCCCAGCAGTTATCCAATTGAATCAACGGGTGTAGACGATGCCTATCGAGATCAACGACCTAGAATAGGACTACAACCCAAACAATCTATACTTAATCGACTGCACAATCACTTTGAAATTTTACAAGGCACTGTTAGTGATTTGAGTCCGTATTATCGCGTGGCTGACTACGAAACCAAATATGCCATAAGGCAATTGAATAATATCTGTCACGAAATGGAAAATTTGATTTTAAGTCAACGAAAATTTCAAGTTTTGCCTGAGTGGATAAGGCCTAGTCAGATTACTACATTTCTACATGCGCCTCGCTTGACACTAACCGATGAGCATCGTCAAGGTTTTTTAGATAACGGGTATGATCGTCGATTTGGTCACGTGTACATGCACTGGACACAAATAGGAAAAACCCTTTTTGAAGTTTGGCGGGATGAAAATGCCCCAGATTTATCCAGTACTGTTTGTGATGCCATAACACATCTAGAGTATTATTCGGGAGAATTTGATATCGAGTGGGGGAAAAGTGTAACCATGGAAGACAATTATCCATGGCATAGAGAAGAGCAATTAAAATTCAAAGAATGGCTAGTTTCCAACGGTCTGGACCCAACTGATACAAAGTTAAGCCTGGGATACTTACCGATTGGTCATGTTGATCTATTTGCCAGTTTTGGAACTGAAGATAGAACAGTAATTTGGGAATTACTAAGTAACCATCTAGATATAGTAAAAATAGAAATTGACAATGTTATTGGAATTTTTGATTATTGTTGGAATGATCCCGACTATAAGCAAAAACAAATTGATATGATGAAGCCTGGATATGATTTTAGTAGCAACCGGTGACAGTTTTGTTTGGGGCAATGAATTAAAAGATTGTCAGAATTGTGGACCAAACGGTTATAGCCGCAAAACCTACGCTTCTCTGTTGGCAGAAAACAATTCCATGGAATATGTTTGTCAGGCATATCCTGGTTTTTCAAATCAAGCCATTTCTAGGACAACCATTAATTCCTGTGAAAATTTTAAAGAACAGGATATTTTTGTTTTGGTTTCATGGACATTTGCACAACGGTTTGAATTTAAATTTTCAAGCGAGTTGAACCATCACCGAGGTATTTGGCATTCTATATCTAGTTGGCACGTGCACGACCAAAGTCTTGTAACCAAGGGACTTAATTCAAAAACTATAAAAGAGTTTGCTTATAATCTTTTTAAAAATGTTTCCAACGAAGACTATGAAGTCTACACTGTTCTCAGGGAAATATTATTTACACAGTACTATCTTAAATCTAAAAACATTCCTTATCTTTTTACCTGTTCTAATAATATTTTTTTTCAACATGACTGCATTATTCGGGCCATGCATGACGAGTCTATAAAAAATCTTTGGCAGCAAATTGATTGGAATAATTGGTATTGGTTTCCAACAGGTATAAATTTTAATGAAACTCAATCTCCAAGAGGTTTTTATCAATGGGCAACTGAAAATAAGTACACTAAGGGGCCAAATGATCATCCTTTAGAAGATGCACACTATGACGCTGCAATATTAATCATGGAGAAATTCAATGAATTGGTTAAAAAACATCATAAACAGGATTAAACTAGAGATAGCATATCGTAAGAAGTTAAAGGAATTACGCAAGAGAGATCCTTTTATTTACAAATGATGCGGTTGTTAACAGTTGGGGATAGTTTTACCTACGGCGAAGAGTTAGATGATTTAAATCAATCATGGCCTTGCTTGTTGTCTAATGACTTAGGATTTAGCCTAACAAATTTGGCTCAGCCGGGCAGCGGCAATTCTAGAATGGTACGTTGTGCAGTTGAACAGGTTAACAATTATGATATTATCATCATTGCCTGGAGCCATTTTGCTCGAATAGAGGTCGCTGATGAAGTTGGGCCTTATGATCTATGGCCAGGGTGTTCACCGGCATTCCACAGACAATTTGGTGAGTGGCGCAAAGAAATTATTGAATACTTTACTCGATATCATAATGATCAATATCTATACGGGCAATATCTACTAAACATTGTTTTACTTCAGAATTATCTACGTCAGCAGGGCAAGGCCTATGTGATGCTTGATGCATTTGGTAATACCAATGGCGACATTAGAGAAACACATAAGAATCAATTGATTTTTGATCAGATTGACCCAACCTATTACCTAGGCTGGCCCGATCAATCTATGATGGAATGGACGCATCGACTACCTCAAGGTCCTCGCGGTCATTTCTTAGAACAGGGCCACGCTTTAGTAGCAGACAAACTAAAGAATTTTATTCAAACTAAAATTCTAAAAAACTAAATGAACATACTAGGTATATCATCAGGCTTTCACGATGCTTCAGTCACCGTCATTGAAGACAGTAAAATTGTCTTTGCTGGTCATGCTGAAAGATACAGCAAGGTCAAAAATGATGCTGAACTCAACAGAGATTTATTGTATGATGCATACAAGTATGGCGGTCCTTTTGATTGCATCGCCTATTACGAAAGACCATGGATAAAGTTTACTAGACAACTATACGCTGGCCAATACCGCGATGCTTTTTCTAATAAGAAAATACACCATCAACTACGCAATATATGGCCCTATGGTAAGATTCCTAAGATAGAATATCACGGTCATCATTTGAGTCATGCTGCTGCTGGATTTCAAACAAGTCCATTTGACGATGCTACTGTTGTAGTAATCGACGCTATTGGGGAGTGGGATACTATCTCTATATGGCATGCAAGATATGATAATCAAAAACGTGCTGTCTACAAAAAACTATGGGGTCAAAAATATCCTCACAGCATTGGACTGATGTACTCGGCTTTTACCAAATTAGCAGGATTAAAACCATTGGATGAAGAATATATTCTAATGGGCATGAGCGGATGGGGTAAATCCGATGCTATAAATCAGATTCGACTAAGCCATGCCTGCGTGCAAGATGACAGCAATATACTTCTGAAGCATAATTTTCATCTGGGTGTTCCTAATAACGTAATCAAATTTGATGATCATATGAACATGGCTTCTACAGTACAGGCAGTAACGGAAGATTTAATCAGCAGTGTGATGATCAAAGCAGAAAATTTTAATCTAAGTAAGAATTTAGTATATATGGGCGGTGTTGCCTTAAACTGTTTGGCCAATCGAATTCTTGGTGAATATTTTGATCGTATATGGATAATGCCCAATCCAGGTGATGCTGGCAGTAGTCTGGGTGCGGCGGCCTTGACCTACGGAAAGCAGTTATCTTGGAACACCGCATTTCTAGGACATGATATTCCTGGAGAATACCCAGTAAAAGATCTCCTGAGTGAACTAGTCAACAATAAAATAGTAGGTGTAGCCAGCGGTCGTGCAGAGTTTGGTCCACGTGCACTGGGCAACAGAAGTTTACTAGCAGATCCGCGTGGTCCAGACATAAAAGATCAAGTTAACGAAATCAAACGTAGACAAAAGTTTAGACCATTTGCACCCGTTATTCTGCAGGAACTATTACACGAATATTTTGCTATGCCAGTCTCATGGGAAACTAGCAACTACATGCAGGTAGTAGCCAGTTGTAAGTTCCCCAAAGAGTTTCCTGCAATTGTACACGTTGATGGCACTTCACGAGTACAAACAGTACCCCCCAACGACCAATCTGGAATTAGAAAGTTACTAGAGGCCTGGTATGCCTGGACTGGTTGTCCAATGTTGTTAAATACTAGTTTAAACATTCGCGGTGAGCCCATGGTTAATGATAGGGCCGATGCGGATAGATTTGAAAAACTATACGGAATTAAGGTGCTGTCATGAGATCATTAATAATGGGTCTGCCTGGTAGCGGAAAAACTACCATGGCAGCAGGTGTAGTAGACTATTTAAAATATAAAAATGAAAACGTTGCTTGGCTAAATGCCGACTCGATTCGAGCAGTCTATGATGATTGGGATTTTAGTTTTGAAGGAAGAGCACGTCAGGCTCGTAGAATGAATGATCTGGCAGCAGATTATGAACAAGAGGGCAAAATTGTTGTCTGTGATTTTGTCTGCCCGCTGAAAGAATTTAGAGAAATTTTTCAACCTGATCTGTTGATATGGATGAATACTCTCCAAGAAAGCAGATATGCAGATACGAACAAAATATTTGAACCTCCCAGTGAAGCAGACTATATAATACATGATTATACTAGTTGGCCTTGGGATCAGATCATTGCTGAACAACTTATTTACATGGTAAACAATTGAAACTCAAACACATACAGGCTCACATGCGAGCCGTACACATCTACGCAGAATGTAGCACTGCGGTTAAACTCAAAGTGGGTGCACTGATAGTTAAAGATGAAAGAATAATTTCTATTGGTTATAACGGTATGCCTAGCGGGTGGGACAATGTCTGTGAATTCACACAAGAAGATGGTTCACTAAAAACACGCCCAGAAGTCCTGCATGCAGAATCAAATGCCATTGCAAAACTAGCACGGTCTAGTGAAAGTGGTGAAGGTGCTGTAATTTTTATCACACATGCGCCCTGCATTGACTGTGCCAAACTAATATACCAAAGTGGAATTAAAAAAGTTTACTATGCTACAGAATATCGTTGCGCTGACGGAATTAAATTTTTATCGCGTTCTGGGATAGAAGTAGAACAAATTAATGTTTGATGTATTTTATCAGGGCTCAAAACCTAATCTATTTCCTTTTGAACAACCAGCAGAAAGTTTGGCTGCTGCTGCTGAAAAAAGCAGAACTAGATTCTTTTGGTTTATTCACGGTGATAACGATTATTCTAATTTTAATTTTGATTATCACAGTGCCCCCTGGGAGGAGCAGTACGTACATGTTTGGCCAAGTCAGTGGCAACGAGACGGCCAAACATACTTGGCACGTAAAGATCTAGCAGTCAATCCACAGTGGCATTTCTTATCAGCCACGGTCACAAGACGACCTTCGGAAGAAAATTGGACAATTCCCAACTATGTAGACAAGTCTACTGTTGATTTTTCTTGGCACCCTGATCCATTGGGTCCCCGTTTCCAGCATCATTTTCCTAGTCAGCATCAAAGTGCCTGCGGAGTTGTCTATGCGTCTGCAGATTCGGCAGGCATAAGATTTGAAGATGCTTTCGTAGTTGCAACCAAACCCACACTAGAATACTGGTTGGTTCCTGAAGAAGTAGATACTGACAATATAGACTTTACATGGCACCCAAACGTGTTAGATGCTCCATATATCTATCACTTTGGCACTGAGTATCAACAGAGTGTTGGGCTAATCTATACCGTGCCCTCTGCCACTGAAATAAAATTTGCGGGCCCAGCACCGGTAAAACAATCTGATAAGTCAGCACTTGAAGTCCTAGATATATTTTTCATTGACAAAAGTAATGCAGCATCACAGACACGCTATAACCGTCTATACGAAAGATATCCGCATGCACAGAAGGTACGTTATGCTAACAGCATGATAGAAACCATTACACGCTGTCTAGCAAGGTCTAAGACAGCAAAGTTTTGGGTTATATCCAGCGAATGTGTCTATGATAATTTTGACTTTGCTTGGCATGCACAGCCATGGCAGAGTTATATGACTCATGTGTTTGGTAGTCAATGGCAGAAGTGGTCAGATACTTTCTTAATCAACAAGTACGAGTTTGAGCGTTGCAGCAAGTGGTGCAAGAGCATTGAAGAGTTCCCTAATCTAAACTTTGTCAATGACCAACCTGTGGTTATACCCGATGACCTATACGATATCTATTGGGTTGATCATGGCAATGCTGCAGGTGATTACTTTGACAGTCTACAGTCTCGTTATCCCAAAATCAAACGCACAAGATTTGCAGGGGAATATCTGGACGTACTTAAACGCATTGTGGCTACAGCCCCAACTGAATATGTTTGGGTAATATCTAGTCTGTGTGATTATACAAAATTTGATTTTAGTTGGCAACCTGAGCCATGGCAACGAGAAATGATTCACGTGTTTGCCAGCGGTCTACAAAAGCGCGGTGACACATTCTATATTCATGTTGAAAGTTTTAAACAGCAAATGGTCGAACTAGAATTGTTGGATTGGTTCAATGTTATCAACTATTGCGAAGATCAGCGTGTGGATAGATTGAATTTTGACACTGTAGAGTATGCTAACGATGATCTAGTTACTGCAGTTAAAAATCATACTTTTATCAACCCCTATACTTTTTTTAAACCCGATTACAATAATAAAGTTCACTATATTTGCGATCCTTGCCTGTGGAATGAAAAAGACAAAAAAATCTATCCCATTTCAAACGGAAATAGTATGGTTTTGGTGCCTAGAGAAGTCAAAAACTATCTAAAAACACAACTCTATGACTACCCCTATCTACACAAAGATAATATTAAAATCACAGATGACGAATTAGACATAGTTTACATCAGCAATGGGGAACCAGAAGCAGAACGTTGGTACCAACATTTATACAACACTGTAAAAGGTAGTGGCGCAGTAAATTTCATACATAGGGTTACTAATATAAATGGTCGTGCTGCTGCCTACAAAGCCGCAGCACAGGCCAGTAGCACAAACTGGTTTTTCGCTGTTTTTGCAAAATTAGAAGTAAACCCCAATTTTGACTGGTACTGGCAACCGGACAGATTACAGGGTCTAAAACACTACATTTTCCACTCAAAAAACCCCGTAAATGGTCTAGAATATGGTCATATGGGCATGATTGCCTACAATAAAAAACTAGTTTTAGAAACTGAAGAACATGGCCTTGATTTCACTCTGAGCAAGCCACACGCAGTAGTACCCGTTAACAGCGGTATAGCGCATTATAATACGTCTCCAGAACTAACATGGCGTACTGCCTTCAGAGAAGTAGTTAAACTCAACTACGACGTTTTAAACACGGGCAGTATTGAAAGCCGATATAGATTAGATACTTGGTTAACCAAAGCACAAGGAAACCATGCAGGGTGGAGTATACAGGGCGCCAAAGACGCGCTAGACTACTGCAAGGAAGTTAACTATAACTACGCAGAACTATTGTTGACCTTTGAGTGGGCATGGTTACAAAATCATTGGATTACAAAAGGCTATCACGGATAGCATCAACAACTGCTTCAACTTCTGCGTCAGTGAGTTCTGGGTATATAGGCAAACTTAGGCAAGTTTGAGCAAATTCTTCAGCACCCGGTAAACTAGTATAACTGTAACTGGCAGTATAGGCAACAGTATGATAGTGCAAAGGTGTTGAATAGTGCACACGAGTTTCAATTCCCAATCTGGTTAAGTTTGTAGATAATCTATATCGATCATGAACATGCAGTACAAACTTGTGCCAACAATGTTCAACATCGGAACTGACTGTTGGTAACAGTACAATGTCTTTAAGTTGATCAATATAATAGTTAGCAATTGCAGTTCGTCTCTGCTGCCATTGAGAAAAATATTTAAGTTTAACCAGCATATGAGCACAGTCAACTTCGTTCATTTTGCTGTTTGTGCCGGTAATATTGTGATCGCTGACTTTGCCGTTATCTCTAAGATTAACGACAGCCTCAGCAACTGTTGGATTGTCAGTCAACACCATGCCCCCACTGCCGTAGGCGGGTAAATTTTTTGTAGGATCAAAACTTAAACAACTAATATCACCTAATTTACCACTGGGTATACCTTTGTAGTAGGCACCAAAACTCTGTGCTGCATCTTCGATAATAGGTACAGTGTCATCGGTAAAAATCTTTTCGTAGGCTCTGAGTTGATCATAGTCGATAACATTGCCAAATAGATTAACATACATAACTGCAGAAATATCTTCTGCCGGCAAGTTTATGCTACCTATATCAAGAAGACCATTTAAACGATCTACATCACAAAAACTAGGGTCAAACCCTGATTCAATGACACTGTTTAGTGTTGCTACGAAACTCTGGCCAGGTATTACAATTTTATTTTTTTCACGCTGTAGCAAATCCACGCTGCGCAGTGCAAAGATCAAGGCTTGAGATCCACTATTCACTGCTATGGCATAGCGTCTCTCGCACATCTTGGCTATGGTGCGCTCAAATTCTGCAGTGTTTGGACCATCTAAGACTTGCCCTGAGGAATAGACCTGATCACTGGTCTCAAGAATTTCTTTACGAATACTTTGGTACTGTCTATCAAGACCAAAGAACGGGATTTTGTAAGTACCATGCATGATATCTATGGAAACCTTCTTCAATGTCAACGCTGGGGTTGTACCCTAGGTCGTTGACGGCATTGGTAATATCCAATCTTCCTCTCTTGGGGAAATTCAAATCTCTGTCGGTAATAGATACAAATCCTCGTCCTGCAATTTTTACTGCAAGATTGGCTGCTTCAAGCAGACTGCAGAGTTGACCATTAGATCTGGTGATGTTGTAAGTCTTGTTAGCAGAAATATCCTGAGTTGCAACCATCACTATGCCCATAGCAGCGTCTTTGACATAGGTAAAGTCTAAAACTTCATCTGCACCTTTGACCTGCAGAGTTTCTCCTCGCATGGCTTTGGTCATAAACTGACTGATCACTCGGTCTTTGACATCCCATTCACCATAAACCGCGCTGGGACGCACAATTGCGTGGTCAAAATTTCCCAGTCGACTATAGTCTTTTACCAATGCCTCTCCCATAAGTTTCATAATCCCATACTGACCTATGGGATTACAAGAAGACTCTTCAGTGACGTCATTTTCAAAATCACCATAGACCATACTGCTAGAAATATAAACAAATTTTTTTATTCCTGTAGTTTTGGCATTTTCTAATAGATTAATTAAACCTGTACACATTACATCGCTGGCTTCTAATGGTTTTGCAGACACTGCCTTTTGTCTAGGGTAACTGGCCAAATGAATAACCACATCAGGTTGAAATTTTGCAAAGTGTTCATAAACTATCTTTGGTGCGCGAATGTCTACTCTATGGCATTCGGCTTTGATACCTTGACGTCGATGGTTTACAAGATAGGTTAGTTCTGCAGGATCAAGAAAACCATAGTCTGTTAGACTATCAATAATTAAACATTCATGATTCTGCTCTTCAAGTATGCGGACTACATGGTGTCCGATAAATCCTAATCCTCCTGTGACAACAAACTTCATCGGCCTCGACCTGCTGACTTGCGGGCTGGTTTGTGATCAACTACCTGTTGCCTTCCAGATTGACCTTTTTCGCTCTTGTCTATTTTGTTTTTGCCGTGATTGGCTCCTTGCTTTTTATCCAGTGCAGATTTAATTAGATCTTTAAAGTTTGCCATTTGGTTTCCCCCACCGTAGTGTAAAATAAGTTAGTGCAGTTTCGTGCAGCCAGGCCCATATGCATACCTGTGTTCCATAAAAGTTAGGACTAGGGTTTATGGTATAGACCATACGCTGATAACTGTTTTCATGCAACCACTGACCTTGTTCTGAATGTTCCCAGGCATATATTGGTTCTGCCGCATATATTTCTGGATCTTCTACATCACCAAGTTGGATGGTATATACAAGAACACGCATCAGTCCCAAAGCGCACGATAGTATTTGCCAAATAAACGTAGACCCGTGTCGATACGATCACTGTGCGCCTTATATCCTTCAACATCAAATTTATGAGTATCATTGGGACCGCGTTTCATTTCACTGAGTCCTTCCATCTTTCCTGTGACTGGATTGAGGGCAGTCTCTCCAGTTTTTTCCCAGTAAATGTCATGTTCTCCGGTATGGAACTGTGCTTCCCAATCTGAGTTAAGTTGTTCAAAACTCCAGATCATCTCGTTCAGGACCCAGGTCCAACGGTCATGCCAAAGTTCGTCAGTGTCCCATTCGTTGTCTTTGGGAGGGGCTGCCGTTGAACGTAGGTGTTCTGGTACGTCTTCATCTTCCACATGTGGTGAACCCTGTTTGGTCTGTTGAAGTTGCTTTAGCATGGGCAGGATAATTGGGTTGAGAGTTGAGTCCATGTTCCAGGTATCCCAGCGATCAATTTTTACCCAACGAATTTCAGGATGCACAAAATTTAAAAACTTTTCCCAGGCCGCACACAGGGGGGTTAAGATTTTATTTACTCGCTGTACCCAAGGCTCATCATAGTCAATTTCACGCCACCAGCAGAGTTTCTCGCAGATAGTATAAGGACTAATCCAATGATTGCGATACTTTGAAAAGTAAACCTTCACTCCTGTTCCTTTTTGGTAATAGACCAAGAGCCATCATTATTATTGTGCCATTGGAGGATATCACCTTCAGTCCAGCCCAAAGTTTTGAGAATTTCTTCAGTAAAAGGCAAGACCAACTCCCCTTGTTCGTTTTCTTCAAGAGTAATGGTATATGAGTTTTTCATACTGCCATCTTTGCTCGAATTTGTTCATGGCACTGATAGTTTTCCAATTTGATGTCTTCCATAGTGAAATCTGTGATGTGCTCTATTTTGGGATTTAACCAAAGCGTTGGAGCAGGATAGATCTCACGTGAAAGTTGTTCGTTGACTTGATCAACGTGATCTAGGTAAATGTGTGCGTCCCCTAGGGTGTGAATAAATTCGCCTACCTTTAGATCAGTAACCTGTGCCAGCATGTGAGTTAGGATACTGTAACTAGCAATGTTAAAAGGAACACCCAGAAACATGTCGCATGAACGTTGATACATTTGACAACTAAGTTCACCATTGGCTGATACATAGAACTGAGCAAAACAATGACATGGTGGCAGGGCCATTTGTTCTAACTCACCCGGATTCCAGGCGGTTAGAATATGCCTACGTCCCTGCGGATCAGTCTTAAGACCGCGTACTAGATCCATAAGTTGATCCACATGATATCTTGGATCTGGGTAGAGTTCGTCATCATCTACTATAGAATAACGAGTAGTGCCAGGCTTACGCCAACTACGCCATTGTACTCCATAGATACGACCTAGATCGCCTTCTTCGCTGGCTTTTGGCTCCCAGTATGGGGCTGTGGCATTGGCAGTCCAAATAGTTTCTTTATCTGTGCTACCATCGTAGAGTATTTCTCGAAGCCGCTGTTCATTTCCCGAACCTTCGATAAACCAAAGTAACTCAGACAAGCAGGATTTAAAAGCCAGTCGTTTGGTAGTGACTGCAGGAAACCCCTGTCTCAGATCGTATCGTTGCTGCATGCCAAACACACCGATAGTACCAACTCCGGTGCGATCTTTACGGATTTCCCCGTGGTCAAGAATAAATTTGAGAGAGTCGTGATAAGTTTTCATGTGTTAATACTAATATGTTTATTAACCTATGTCAACTAGAATGTTACTCGATCCCAGATTTCATAGGTACAGTCTTGCCCTGGTTTGACAGACTTTAATCGAAAATTGGACAGATACTTATCTAGGTTAATTCTAGTATCGACCCAGTAATTGCCTTTTATTCTTGTTAGATAAACACGCTCTACTAGATCAACTGTTGATTCGTAGAGTTGTTTTCCACCGATTATAAAAACATCCTTTTTAGGAAACTGTTGTTGCACTTGTAAAATGGCCGTGGTTGGATCGCCATGTAATCGTCGTGCATTTTCAATAATAGGCCTAGAACTAAAAACACAATTTATACGATCGGGTAAAGGTTTGGGCATCTTAGGGTCGTCCCAGGTGTTACGCCCCATTACAACCACATGGCCTGTGGTATGATTTTTAAACCAGGTTAGATCTTCTTTGTGTTTTGACCAGGGAAGGGTACCACGATTACCGATGGCCCCTTGCCCAGTACTGGCTAGTATAGAGTAAATCATAGACCTTTGAGAACCCGTTCTGTTTCTGGTTGAACTGTGTCTACAACCTTAGCGATGTCAATCATAAAATCTACGTTTTCAATATAAGCATCTAATTCAGTAAACTTATTATCTAGAAGTTTTTCTATATCTCTGGGATCTAGACCCTCTTCGATTAACTGTTTAATGTCAATTGATATTACAGTCCCGTCGATCAACTTGACCATTATTTCTTGAAGAATACGTACAGGAACTTCTTTTTTGTCAACACCTTCAATTATGGTTTTCCAACTTCGAGTTTTGTTGAGGGTAATTTTTTTACTGCGTCGTTGCTTTCTTGGCTTTGGGTGTTCTGACATTCTTGGCCTTTGCTGGTGCTAATTCGCTTGCTTCTTCTCTAAGTCTCTTGGCCTCCGCTAGTAAAACTTTGGCTTCTGACTCCATGCGATTGGCTTGATCAACTCGTTGTTGAGCAATATCGCTGTCGCTTAAAACACTAGAAACATCTACAGCCTGATTTTGTCCAGTATATGGATTAGCAGGCATTCCAACTTCTCGACCTTCCTGCATTACACCTTTTATACCACGATTTGCATCCATGTTGGCCAATTTTTCTGCTGCTTCGCCACCGGCTTCAAGTTTGTCTAGGATGTCATTTAACTCGTCTAGTCGACAGGTACTCTTAGCATTGGGAGTAACAATTACCTGATTAGTTGGAACCTTCTTAAGATATCCAGCACGGTGTATATAGGTCAGACAGTTGTTACCGTCTGGCATGGTATGTCGAAACAGTGCATCTGCTAGGTCTTTGGCCTGTTGACCAACGTCACTTTCAAGGCACTTCATTGCTTCGTCATGCACTAACATAGGTAGGTTATCAGTATACATGACCAAACACATATGTACCTCGTCGGGAACCTTACGGTACACAATAGCAACTCTACGTTGATTGTGTTTGCCTACGTGCTTAATCATTTTTATTTTCCTCTGAGTTTGCTGGTTTGAGGGCACCAGTAGACTGCAGGAAATTTATAAGTTTATTATAAAAATTTCCAACCTCAGATAGTTCTTCTGCACGGAAAGCGCCGCGCTGACTAGAAAGTTGAATGATCTGTGCTACCAACACAAGATCCTGCAGAGTTAAATTTGCTGCATTAGTTGGTTGTTCTGCAGCAGTGGTTTGTACTTGTTCTTCCTGATTTGCCATTTAAAAATCTCCTTGTAGGACATTTTTATTTAATGACTAAAGAACCAATGGAAAAATTTTTTAATTAAAAATCAAACTTTTGATCAATTAAACTGGGTAAGAATAATGCAAAATAACTGGCCTCGCTAGCGTCTTCAAAAGCAACACTTAGAAATCTCCCTTGCTCGTTGTCTACATACCCAACATAGAATCTGCCAGTGAGATTTTCATAGATCCAATTGGTAAGTTCTCCTCCAGCAAAAGCAAAACCCACTACAACAGGTGTAAAGTGGGGAGGACACCAGTCTAGTTGTCTAAGGCCGTGAACATTCAATGGGTTGGGTTCACCGTTTTTGATCATATCAAATCTTTATCATTATAAGGCACAGGTCTCCAACCTAATCTTTTTAAATCCTGTGCAATTTCATCAGTGACTACTCCCTCGGGCACATGTCGTTGGGCGCCGCCTACATCACCATTGCCCAATCCAAAGCCAGAACCAGAGCAATACCAATTCATATAGTCACCTTCATTACGAAGTTCTGCTACGATACCGCCTGCAGATCTCCAAGAGCACGACCAAACATCACCTTTGAGTATAGTCCATATATGAATTTTTTGCCACTGCATGTTGCAGAGTGCAGCATAGAGATTTTGTGCGTATGTCTCGTCTCTGACCTTGGTTAAGATTAATTCACTGGCATGCAAATCTTTCTCAAGGTTAAATTTTTTCATATTAGTTATCTACGTACCAATGGATAAAACCACACAGGCACAGTTGCAACCACAGCAAAAATACCTGTTAACAGTTCATAACTAACACAGGGATTAGCAAACCAGTTAATAGAACAAGCCACTGCAAACATCACAGTGGCTCCAAAGTACCAATTTCTATTAGATGTCAATTCTTTTTTCCTTTGTCCAAATCGTAATATGTAGTGATACCAAACGGTGCCTCAATAGTAGTAGTGCCGTGAATCACAAACATAGTGTCGCAGTATTGTTCCTCGCCCCACGAACCATAGGGATAACCATCAGTGAACATAACAAAGTACTTGGGTTCGATGTCATGATCCTTCATATATTCCCAGTTACACATGAAATCAGTGCCACCGCCACCGCCAACCTCCCAACTCATAATATCGTCAAGATTTTCTGAGGTAAACACAGTAGCATTGTAGACTTCGGTATCAAATGACCAAAGATGCAGGCGGAAGTTGGTGTAACTTTCCATGATACCTTTGACTTCACTAAGGATGTCTTTGAGCATGTCATCAGTCATTGAACCCGATGCGTCAATACTCACACAGATATCAATCTCTTGATCAAACTCTGTGCCTGGAAGAATAGCATCCATGTGCCACGAACGACGACTAGCACGCCGCCAGGTATAATCATTCTTAATGGTACTTTGAATCTGTTGCGGCAGCAGATCTCGCCAACTGAGTTGCGGACTAGTAAGGTCCTTGATCAGTCGACGCACACCTGCAGGTAAATCGCTGGCATTCTTAACTGTGCTAGCAGCAGCCAGTACAGCCTCTTTGATCTCATCACGGATAGCCTTCTTTTCTTCAGCGGACAGCCGCGGACGATTCTTGCCTTCCTTGCCTTCCTGATCACCGCTGCCACTACTATCACTTTCGTCATCCCCGTCAAGGTGGTCATCGAGCAGAAGATCCATGAGATCGTCAATATCAATCTTTTCTGCATTTTCGTACAGATGATCATAGACTTCTTCTGCAGACATACCGCGGAACTTAGTGTCGTACAAGCCAACAGGAATACGCTCACCGATCTTTTGTTCCAGCAAATCGTTGTTAACGCAATAGTCGTCGGCAATATTCCACAGACGCGGATCGCGTTCGCCCCGGCGTCCCATGTGATCGTAGACTACATGCAGAACTTCGTGACCAAAGAGAAATTCTACCTGTTTGGCTGGCATCTTATGAATAAACATGGAATTGTAGTAAAAACGCCGACCGTCGGTAGCAGCAGTGCCGCACCAATCGTCAGCATTGACCAGTTCCAGTCGAGTAGCCAAATTTCCAAAGAATGGAGCCTTGAGCAGCAGACCAATACGTGCAGTAACCAACTTTTCGCGCACCTGACGGTCAATCTCAGGATCGGTTTTGATGCCAATCAGGCTCTTAAGATCTTTGTTCTGAGTGGTAGTAGCAGTACTCATTGCGGCCCCTTACTGTTAATACTTATATTGTACGACAAATTTAACCAAAAGTCAAGAGGAACGGGCTAAGAGTTTCGTCATCTTGGACATAGATTCTACGTTGGTCATAGTTAGAATCCCAAGCCCAACACCGACTAATGTTGTCTTGATAAGAAACTGCTTTTTGCCAAAGATGGAATTCGCCACTGGGCCCAAAGGTTTCCCAGAACCAAGCACGATGCATTAGGTAAGGTTCTACTCGAGCACCAAACCCGCCAAAACGATAGTCTAGGGCGTAGGTAAAAAACTGCCGCCCTGTAAAGCGTCCGTCTAACTTGACAACTTTAAAGGGCGGTCGATTGGCCATAGTACAGCAGTATTAGGCCACAGCCTGCACAATGTACTTGCCAAAACGCTTGTGGAACTCGTCAAAAGTCTTCAACTTGTTGGGAACAAACGGCAGATTGTACACAGTCAGCGCAACTCGAGCACCCATAACAGTCAGTTCAGTGGTGAAGTTATTCATCATAAACTGGAAGAAGTTATCAACCTTCTCGTGCCACTTGTCCTTGTTGGTCTCCTTGTCCTTGAGATCCTTGAGTTCATAGCACATGGACGTCACCAAACTGTACATGGCGCTGACTTCCTTGACCGACAGTTCCTTGACCTTGCCATCAAGAATATCAGTGGGGTTGGGCATCTGTGCGCTGACCTTGCGATGAGCCATAAACTTCACAGCAGTACCGTCGCCCACACAGCCAGCAACCAGATCAGTTTCAATACTGTTGGGCAGACTGTCGTCCAAAAGTTCACTGACAAAGGTCCACGAGCGCGGAGTAGCGAATGCACGGCTGCTGCTCTTGGGATCATGGTCAAACAGGTCTTGTTTGGCAAAACTCACGTAACCAACCACATCCTTGTGAACATTATTGGTCACAGCCCAACGATGCCATGCATCAAAGTCTGCTCGCATTTCAAGGTGTACAAAACGATTGCTCAGCGGGCTAGGCATCTTGAACGTAACACCCTTGTCACCCTCGCGGTTGCCAGCAGCCACCATGACCACATTCTTAGGCAGAACGTACTTACCAATACGGCGGTTCAACACCAATTGATAGGCTGCAGCCTGAACACTGGGAGGGGCACTGTTCATTTCGTCAAAGAACAGAACAATAACAGGATACTTAGCAGCCAGTTCGTCGCTGGGCAGGTCGATGGGCGGGGCCCAATCCATAAGATTGTTTTCCTTATTGTAAAAAGGAATACCTCGAATGTCTGTGGGGTCCATCTGACCCAGGCGTAGGTCAATCATCAATCCGCCCATTTCTTCGGTGATACTAGCAACCAGTTCGCTCTTGCCAATACCCGGAGGACCCCACAGGAACACCGGACGCTTCTTATCAAAAGCACGGCGCAGGCTAATACGGGCTTCTTCGCTGGTAACAGTACGATTTTCAGTGGTCATTGTTTTGCTCCCTAAACAATTGAATGGAATTAACTACAATAAAAACAGTATACAGCCAACTGCGGGGGGTTGTCAAGCCAACGGCTTATGCCGTCAACTCCTGTGCAGGGTAAGTGATCTTGCCTTCGTATTGCAGTTGGCTCTTCTCAAACGCAGTGAGGTATCCGTCGTCTTCAACAAACCAGTTGGTCACAGTTTCTTCAAAGGAGTCGCTAAGGCTCTCAATTTGACCACGAACAGCCTCAACAGCAGCAGCGGGATTGTTGAGGTCAAAATTGCGAACCACGTACTCGTTGCCACCCTTGGGCTTCCAGTAGGCGTTGGGTCCAGTATGGAGGACGCCGTTTTCGTCCCAAGCATAGTTTTCGTAAACTTGCGTGAAAATCATCAACTTGGCCATGTCTTGCTCCTGTGCTGTTACGTTATGATGCTATTATACAATCAGAGACGCTGGTTGTCAACCAAAATCAGAACCAATCAGCAACTTCAACAGTGGTAACTTCCTTGCCGCTGTCTTCAACAATGAAACGGTCATTGGTGCCCCAGGTTTCTTCCATCCACAGACGGTGTTCTTCAGCGTTTCCCAGATCTGCAGAAGAATAAACAAGTTGACTCTGGCCGTGCAGTTCCGGACGCTCAGGAATGTTCCAAATACGATAAACACGGAAACGAAGAATTTGTTCGGTGTGCATGTCTTGCTCCTGTTCTGTTACGTTATGATGCTATTATAAGGCCACGTAACCAAAAGGTCAACCAAAATCTAATCGTGATTGTTGAGATACTGTTGAAGGTCGCCGCCATGTAAGGCCAACATGCTGGCATCACTTTCGCCAAATACATGGATGACTGTCATGGTTTGCAAAAAGTAAGGACTCTTAAAATGCCGTTCTAGTTGTACAAAGTTTTTGGGTTTTATTGCTTCGGTAATTTTAATCTTCCACTTTGGTACAGTAGAGGTTTTATTCAAGATGAAAAATGCATCTTTGGTTAATCTTAGACTATTATAATTGGTGGGATTGTGCCACCAAAACTGAGGATTGGTCAAATCAAAATAAACTAGGCTACCATTATTTTTTGAACTATCGAATGGTATCAGGCTGTGTTTTTGAAATTCGTTCTGCCAAAAATTCTGTAGACATTCAGCAGGGCGTGACATTTTTAAGGATAAATCTGCTCGCCTTGGCGCAGTAGCACCACTGAAAATTTGTCAGTTTTGAATAGGTTATTGAGTTTTTTGGCTAGGTTAACCGCATGCCCCGGGTTTGAAAAACTAACTTTTTTGTATTTGGGGCCAGGATAGGCCACAAGAATATTTTGTGTTTTGAGATTGATGGGTTCGTTGTCAAAGAAAACTGCCCAAATGCCCTCACTACTGAGTATTTGGTCACTTTTATAGGTGGTCTTATTAACGTGCTCTAAGAGCACTGTTGGTTTGGGTCTTGACATAATCTATTGTTCTCCACATATATTTATGCCAATAAAGTGCGTAGTTAATATTAACTTAACTAAAATCCTGCACCTTTGACCTGCACCTGTATTACTTCATTTTCTGTTTGATTTTTGACTTCTGCAAGATTTTGAATTTGAGTCAAAAGATCAAAGATGTCTGCTTGCAGTTGTCGCGCTTCGGCTGCTGACAGCACTAGTTCACGTGCATTTGTCTGATTAAGAACTTTGATTTTATCGTTAAATTTCCTCAGATGCAGGCTTAATTGATGTTCCATGCAGTGCTCCGTTGGCGATTCTTAAACGTTCCTGCATTTCCTCTTGAGTGTCGTAAGGGCCAGCATAGGGATAACGATTAAGTGTAATAAGTTTAGGACAATATGATTTAACCCAACCATTGTTAAATTTTACAATATAATATCCAGCACAGAAAAAACTTTTACTTTTGCTGGTTTTAGTAAAGATAGGCAGTCGATGACGAACGTCCCATAAAACATTATGGGGACGATATTCGCAGGGGAATCCATAGACTTCGTAGGGCTGAGCAATGGGTTTTTTGGGCGGATGTTTTTCAACAAGAATATTATAGCGATCACTCAGCAGTTTAAGGCTAGCAAAGTGCTCACGAGTCTGGTTATGTTGATAAACAACTCCGTCTGGGTTGATCATAATCATACCAACCTTAAGGCCATCCTTTTCAACTATCCAACACTTGTTTTTGACAATGCTTTTGGCCAAAAGAGACATATTATCCCTCATAAATTGCACTATTACCGGCGTGTTCAAATACCTCTACGCTACGCAGCCAAACACCTTGTCCTACAGGATATCTCGCTTCAAACACTTGTCCTCTGGGATGCGTCCAACCGCGTCCTTCTTGAAACGCCTCTAGAATCTCATTCATAGTACGATATGCTAGTTCAGCAAACTTTTCGCAGCCCACAGCAGCAACAATGCGTAGGTCACAAATGCCACCTTGGTCTTGCCGGCCTAACTTGGCAAGTTCAATAAACTTATCAAGATGTGGATCATCTTGTGCAACTACTAGTGTGTGGTCAAATTGCCATTCTGCCCATTCCTTAAAGGCTTTAAGGCCGCCAAAATCCATAACCCAGTTACGGTCATCCAGTGTCTCACTTTCAAAAATCAATTTGATACCGATTGAGTATCCGTGTAGTAGTGAGCAATGACTATGAGTTGAACGCCATTGTCTGAAACAACAACTCAGTCCACGGTCGTTACCATAAGTTTTTGTTGAAATATACTTTGCCATGTTATTTTTCCTTAAGATGATGGGTACCCAGCACAGAGCCAATCGGCAATGCTAGTAGCGTTTTCGCTGAGTTTTACTAGTTCATACTTGCCGCAGAATTTAAGAAACTGAGCACCCACCATAGGTGAATTCTTAGCCTTGGTTGCTGCAGCAATAGTCTCTGTGATTTTTACTTTAATATTGTCAGGCTGTGCGGTAAGGTCAACTAGTGTGCGATTGCGCTCGTAGTCGTCTAGTACACGATGTTCAACGCCATTGTGGTCAGTCCAGCGTTGCAGCATTAGATTATTCCAAGCATAACCACGCTTGTCCTTGTCCGCAAAGGCTTCTTCAAGTCCAACTTTATTCTTACTGCCTTTACTACGCACACCTGGATATGCTGAAAAGACATTGTCAGTGGGGTCACCACGCATGCACTTTTCAAACAGGATAAACTTAGGATTAGGAATCTTCTTTGGCTCCTTGGTCTTCTTATCAATAACAGGGTTGCCTTTTTTGTCAAAGATGCCTTCAATGGTATGCAGTTCATCTGCAACACCATTGTATTGATTTACATTAGTAGCCAACAGTTGATGGAAGTCAGTGTCGCTACTGACAATGGTATGATGGTCATTTGGATGTGCAGCAATGAAGCCTGCAATAAGATCATCTGCTTCTAGTTCTGGATGTTGCAGCACAGTACAATTAGTCTTTTCTGCAATGAACGTCTTAAGGTTGTCAAAGGTTTCCCAGAACAAGCGATCTTCTTCCGCTTCCGCGTCCGTCAGTGCAGCACGTGCTACTGCACGATTCTTCTTGTAGGGTTCGTAGAAGTCCTTGCGCCAACTGCGTCCTTCTAAGCAGAAGATAACATGATCTGCCTTTTGATCTCGCCAGCACTTGTTAATGCTGGCCATGGTCACGTGTATGGCAAAACCTAGTTTGTCCCAGGTATCGCTTTGACGATGCGCCGAGTGACGAGCACGGAAGAAAGTATTTGCAGTGTCTACAAGAAGATATCTCATATCAGTATTATATCTTCTTTATAAAGATCTGTCAACTAAATTCACTGCGGCCATCACCTAGGTCGCGGCGCTGTATAGTCTGAGAACGTTTATCAGGATCTGCCTGTTCTTGTTGATAGGTTTCTAATACCACGTGGCGACAGACATCTTGAAACCAGTTGTCAACTATGTCTTGATCGTTTTTGCCCTTGTAGCCTGCACGAACAAGATTGGCTACAAATTTATCATTCCAATCAAGTTCAAATGCACCTGCGCCTGGATTGTCTGGGTCTAATTCTACATTGAGAACCTGAACCCACGGTTTGCCTTCTTGTGTGGCCTGATCTTTGGGGGATAGTTTTTTTGGCTTAGGTGTAGATTTAGGCTTTGGAGTTTCTTCTACAGTAGAAGATTTGGTAAGTTTTTTGATGAATTTATCAAACATTGAAAGATTCCTATTAAAATAGATCTACCTGTTCCCATGGTAAGTTAGGCTTACCAAAATGTCCATAGTTGGTAGTTTCACTATAGATAGGTCTAAACAAGTCAAATCTATTTATAATTCCTAGAGGGGTAAGGTCAACATTATCTTGTACCCAACGAGTCAACTCTCGACTGTCGCCGTTGCTTTCAATATAAAAACTCATAGGTTCTTTTACACCGATGGCATAACTGATTTGACAGGTTGCCCAATCAGCACGACCTGCGGATACAATATTCTTAGCAATCCAACGCATCATATAGGCTGCTGAACGGTCTACCTTAGTGGGATCCTTGCCACTAAAGGCACCACCGCCATGTGGACTATATCCACCGTAGGTATCCACAATAATCTTACGTCCGGTCAGTCCGGTATCCCCATCGGGTCCGCCAACGACAAATCGTCCAGTGGGGTTAATATAAAATTGAGTATCATTATCAATATACTGCTTTGGCAGAATTGCTCTGATCACACTCTCAACTGTTTGTCGAACATGTTCAATGTCTACGTCTTCATCATGTTGAGTGCTACAGACTACTTTAGAGATTCTGATAGGCTGGTTGTCTTCGTTGTATTCAAACGTCACTTGACTCTTTGCGTCGGGACCCAACCAAATCATAGAATTATTTTTGCGAAGGCGTGCTAGAGTTTCTACGATTCTATGACTCCAGTAGATGGCACTGGGCATGTAATCTGCAGTTTCGTTGCAGGCATAACCAAACATCAGTCCTTGGTCACCAGCACCAAAAGTATCGGTACCTAGTGCAATGTCTGCACTTTGTCCATGCATGAGGTTGGTAATTTCTACAGTACGCCAATCGAAACCTGATTGTTCATAACCAATACTGCGAATCACTCTGCGAACACTGCTTTCAACTTCTTCTGGATGCAGTATACCTTTGTACTCTCCTGCCAAAACCACACGGTTCGTAGTTACTAGAGTTTCGCATGCGCAGCGATTAGCAGTGTTCTGCTCTCGCATCATTAGATCTAAAACACTATCACTGATAGCATCTGCTACCTTATCTGGGTGTCCTTCACTGACTGATTCTGATGTAAACAAATAACTCATATGATCCTTAACGTAAAATTACAACTTCATTTTCTGTTTCTATCCAAACTCTTGCACCGCAATTCAGAGGATTGTCTGGTGAGTATTTTATCACACAAGGCCCTTCAATTTTGACCTCGTGTGCATAGGTATTGGTTTTACTAGTCTTGACCGTGAGCACAGGGTTACGTTCGCCGGTTTTGGTATTCTTACGTATCACGTGTTGATTGACATGCACGATGGTCTTCATTACTTGCCCCAACTATTACCCCAAAGATCAACATGCAACCTTGGACTATAGTAGTAACCACGTTTGATTGCTTCATCAGCAACATTAAATTTATTGCCGTCATATACTGAAACTACTCCGCCCACGGGCATGATATAGACCACGCCGTGGAATCCTGCGCTACGGTATTCTTTGACTGCTTGGTCTACTTCATCAAAATCAATGGCTTTTTCTACGACAAATTTGAGATATGTAAAACCATATTCTGCGTATTCTGCAACTATTGTTGGTTTGATAGCGTCTGACCATTTTTCCCCCGAGGCTGAAAGTTTTGCACTGACACTGAACGTGATATCACGATCCATCCAATCAGGACCACGCCAGTGCTTGAGATAGTCCTTGAAGTCTTTGTGTAGTTCTTGTGTACCGTTGGTTTCAAATGTTAGATTTTTGAGATCTCGCATACTAATGGCTTCCAGGAGATCTGGATATACCTTTTGCCAACCCAGTAAGGGTTCACCGCCGGTGATCACAAGATGCACATCGTTGCCGTTGTCTTGCATCCAAGACTTGTTAGGAGTTAACGCTAGCATGCGCTCAATAACTTCTTCCGTAGTATAATTTGGACTCAAATGTTTGAACTTAGGATCCCAACTTGCATAACTATCGCAGCCAGTATTGACCAGAGGTAGATCTTCGTAACGCTTAAAGTCGTCAACTTTAATGGCGACCCGGTCGCGTTCCTTGCTCATCTCGCCGCGCGGCATACCAAACCCGCCACAGGTAAAATTGCAGCCAAAAGTACGAAGGAACACGCTGGGAACGCCTACAAAACGACCTTCGCCCTGTGCTGAATAAAAGATTTCACTGACTTTGATTTTCATAATTTACCTTCAACAATGTGTTGAGCATATTTTTTTCTTGATGTATTGCTTGCTCTGTGATAAAAAAATTGTTTCATTTTTTCGTATCTATCTGTTTTTTCTGGGTAGTCTGAATGTTCAAATAACGAAGAAGACTTAAATTTTAGTTGCTCATCTAATATTTTATACTCATATCTACCACTTGTTAATGGTTTATTTAGATTAAAATAACCATACCAATTAAATTTTGTTTCAAAAACTCTTTTGGTCACGGGATTGTAGTCCATATCTATCATTATATTGGCAAGATATTGGCCAAGGTCTTTTAATTTTTCATCATTGAGGCTTTTGGAAAAATACTCAGTAACTGATTCAAAGAACGATTTAGGGTATAGCATTATTACAAATGCAACATAGACATAGATAGACAAATTAAGGGGAAAACGGGGGTCAATGTCAAATTCTAATCTATGAATCTTATCTTCTGAAATTATCGCTTTTAATTGTTTTGGTATTTCTAAAAATTTTTGATTCAATTCAGGGGAATTAAATTTTCCTGGTATAATAATATTTCTATAAACCTGATCATAAAAAGTACCTGCAGATACGTTAAGTTCGTTTTGTAAATATTTTACCAGCAGATCAATTCCCAGAGTTTTGCTGATCCCTGCTAGCATACTTACCGCTACCATATCAACCCATTCTAGGCTAGAGTAACTGTAAGTTCCGATTACATTTTCACTTATCATAGTTAGACTGCTTATAGCCTGTACACCAGGATCCGGAGTATGATCGGGTTTCCATTGAAACGGGTGTGTTGATAACTCAAACCTTTTGGTTTCTATCTTAAATTTACTACGCACAGCAGGGTCAAAGGCCGGCGCTTCGGGTAGCAACATCCAAATACTAGATCTAAAACTATCAACATCATGCGCATAAACTAAATTAATAGTTTCTAAAGTTGATTCATAATTGTCTCCGGGGAGACCTAAAATAGTTTCAAACCATACAGGGGCATTGAATTCCGTTTTTAACTCTCGGATAGCATCTATATATTTTTCAAAAGGGATATCAACTCGATCAATATTGGCCTTTACAACATCATCAGGACTTTGAACACTAATTTTATAAAATGAACTCAATTGATTTTTAATCATCAATTTTTGTATCTTTATAACACGATCTAGATTATTTTTAGCGTTTTCAATATTAACAGTTAAAGGATAACCATATTTGTTTTTTAGTTCGATGATATATTCAATAATGTCTAGATCTTCTTTGTAGATACCAAAGTTAGCATCTGCAATTATTAGAAATTCAATTTTGGCTGCGGCCAAAGATTCTAACTCACTTCGTATGGTTTCTATAGGTTTTTTAATTACTTTAGTATAAGTTCCGCCACCCCAGTCACAATAGATACATCGATACGGACATCCTCGAGTGGTTTCGTATATAGCCCAACTATCTTTTCTTTCAAAATTGAGATATTCTTTTTGCTGAGCAAATATATTTTTTGGCCAAACAAAGTCTCTTTTTTTTAATTCATGTTTGCTTCTAAATTTAATGCCACTGCGTTGATAGTATACTTCTGGTATTTGGTGGTGTTTTAAATTGTCGTAGTTGTCAAGTATATAAGTTAATATTGGTTCCCCGTATACATCGCTAGGTACTACAAGATCAACCCAGGGCTTTTTGATAAAAAAATCTTCTGAATATTTGATGTCATTTTGAGGTCCACCGTATATAATTAAACATTTGGGCCATCGTGATCTTATTTCTTTGGCTAACTGATCGGCGAGTTCATAACTCCAAACATAAACACTTAGACCAAATATTGTAGGAGGATACAGAGTTAGATAATTAAGAATATCTTCAATTGATCGATCATGAATAAACGGATCCTGCCAGGCCCACTGCTCAACATTTGATCCATTTTCTTCGTAGTAAGTTTTGGCACTAAACCATAATAGTGGAATTAGACTTCCACTATTCATGTTTTTGCTCCACAGATAAACATTTTTTTTGTTTAACATCTATATAAATTTTTGTAATCAATATTGAAGAATTATTTAATTAATCCATGTAAGTAGATAAGAAAGATTAGGGCATTCAATGTCCAAAGTTCAGGCCGACGCCAAATTAGGCCGGTAGTAATCCACATCGCACTGGCCACCAACATCACTGCTAGATTGGCAGGATATACGTCATAACTGGTCAACACAACGCCTACGATTGTAACTACATTAGCAATCCATCCTACAATTTTATTCCAGTTCATTAACGCTCCCACGGGTAAACAATCCAAACATCTTCTTCTGCTTTGTTGATTTCTTTACCTGTGTAATTGACTTTATAAGAAAACTTGCTGCTTAAATTATCAATTAGTGTGGCAAATCTTACATTGTTACCCCATACCTCTGACCACTGTTTATCTTTAGGGTGACAACTCAGAGGCCAATCTTTGGTAATCCATTCTAGTGTAGCACCTGTATCGTTTATATCATCAACAACAAGGATATTTACACCGTCATAGGCATCATCGGCCATCCAGCAGTTGGATTCGACATCGCCACCATCTCGTAGGCTGACTTTGAGTGTGTGCATGGGGACATCAATGTAGTGGCTAAGGATCACTGCGGGGATTAGTCCTCCACGGGTGAGTCCCACAATGTACTCTGGACGCCAGTTATCCTTGTACATATGGCGCACAATTTTGCCGATCCACTCGTGTACGTGAACGTAATCATAGTATTCTTTATTGTTTATCTTCATCGTGTTAGATATTCCATAGTTACAATCTTGCTAATGTTGTCTTGAAGATTTTCGCCCTCGGGGATAACATACATGTTATATCTGTGGCGGTCTTTGACATCATCGTATTTTTGGGTTCGCACAATTACACCGCCATTGGCTGACCATACTCTAAAATCTATACTGCCAGGTCCCAACTCGTCACTACCAGCGACTAGGTTTCGGGGGCCGTATTGGGGAGAGGTAGAAACACTGATGTCTTGTGCGACATTGTTGTTATAATAGTACTGCGTGTAACTTCTAAAAATCTTGCCGAGATGAAATTTTAAATAGTTCATTGTTTATCCCTTGTAGGCTCTGATTGATGTAATTAAGCCTTTGTCATTAAATTTAATTACATCAACTACTGCAAGGTGTTCGAGATTGTTAACCAGAATATCTAGTTCTGCTATGACCGTGTGATTTTGTTCATATATAGCCAACGGAGTAACTTTGATAGACTCAACGTTGTCAAAAATATCTTGATTTGCGTCCAGTACTCCTGCTAGCCCTATGATGTCGATGTTCCAGTCTTTCAGAGTAACACTAGCATCGAACATGGTTTTCAATGCCTGCAGGTCTTTGTTTGAAAATTTGTAAAAGTAACGCAGTGCTTGATTTTTTAAGTCCATATGTAATTCCTTATCGCGGAGCGAACTCCTGTTGAAGTTTAATATTATCCATGAACTCTTTCTTAGTCCCTGGGTCATCCTTAAAAGCACCCTTGAGCACTGTAGTTTGTGTCATTGCAGTTCCTTAAATAACGGAATACCTTCGCTCAAGTGTCGGATATATTCCAAGTTAGGAAAAGTGTCCAGTGTGCCTTTATGACTCTTAATCTCGATCGTAATGTCTTCCGCAGCGTCAGCAGGATGCTCAAGTCCATAGAAAAACATCTCTTTAGCACCTTGCTCTATTTGATTTTTAAAATATTCGTTCATTTTTCACAGCCTCCATTTGATAAATAAGTATAAATTTAACATAGTTGATTTTAAACTTAAAAAATATTTTAGCGTGGAGAGAAATCCTGCTGGAGTTTGATATTATCGAAAAACTCCTTTTTGGTTCCTATATCGTCCTTAAATGCTCCCCGCAAGACTGTAGTCTGTGTTAGACTCGAGTGTGCCATTATCCCCCGATTTTCACAGCAGCCGTGTTGAGCTTGTACATAAACACCTACGTCTTTAGCACCAGTTGCTTTCATAATTTCTCTAGCAATGTCATTGCAGAGTTCTTCTTGCAGTGTGCCGCGGCGAGCACACCATTGTGCAATACGAGTGTACTTGCTAAGACCAATTAGTTTTTCTGCAGCGATAATACCGATGTAGGCCACACCGTTTACTGGTTGATGATGATGACTGCACATGCTGCGCAGTTCTGAACGAACAACCAGCATGCCTTCATAACGGTTTTGACTGTCGTTGGGGAATGCTGTAGCATCTGGTGCAGGTTCATAACGACCTGCCATAATTTCGTAGATATACATTTTAGCCAATCGACGTGCAGTGCCTTGGCTGTTAGGATCACGGTGCCTGTCGATCACAAGACTATCTAGTACACCCTCAAACTTTAGAGTGAGTTCGTTGACCAGTTGGTCACGTTCTTCATCACTGATGTAAGCACTGATGTTGTCGCCAGCCCAATAACGTCCGCCTGCTGCGTCAATACGTTCTCTGATTATCTTACTAATTTCAAATGCGCTCAATTGTTTTTCTCCGATGTTAAGGCAGTGGATTGCCATGTTGTTTATTACTATATAATGTATTTAGATCGTTGTCAAATTATTGAATAATAATATTACGAAGATCTGGATATTGATGATATTTAGGTCTAGGATCAACTGTTGACAATTTTTTTAATCCAATTTCTGCTTCCTCTGGATTCATACGATAATGGTATCCCACGTAGAAAATCTTTTGATTTTGCCACGGAAGTATGCTTAGATCACGACCATCATAACGTTGTCTCAGTATGGTTTCGTAGGCTTTGGCATCATCCAGTAGAATTGCGCCACCTCTACCAATTTCCAAAGGTTTGTCACGACCAAAACTTAGGCACTGCATATGTCCTGTTCGGTACATGTTAGGTTTGAGTAACCTAGCACTATCCCAGATAGTAGTGCCGTAGATGGGATATTCACCTTCCCATGTTTCGTCTACATAACTATATCCTATATCAAGTTTGTGCATGGTCATAGGTACCGACAAATATGTATAAGCAGTAAAGTGAACGAAATGCGGACGCTGATAGCGCAAACACAGTTCTAGTGCGTGAGTGCAACAATCGGTTGCAATGGCAAATGGCGCACCGGTATAATGCGCCAGTGCCTGCTCAAACTCTAAAATTTTATCAAAGGGACTATTCAAGATTTTTTAGTAAATTATCTGCAGAAAAATAGTCAGCAGTTAGCCTGCGCAGATTATTGTAAATTCGATTCCAACGATAGTTAAAGTTGGTCATTTGATCTGCAATCAAAGCCATTAGTTCATGTTTGTGCTGTTGATAACTGTTCCAATCTTCAGTCCACTCACTGGGATAACGGAAATGGTCATCGTACATTTCTCGATAACTTAATCTATCAGGTACCATAGGCATAGCACCTACTAGCATACCTTCGTAGCAACTGATACCTAGGGTTTCCTGCAGGTTAGCACTGAATACGATCTTACTTTCCGCCAGCATAGTATGATACTCATGTTTGGTCAACTGGTGGTCTTGACAGACCACCCATTCATATTCAGGCATACTTGTAGCAAGGTCTCGGAAGATTTCCACTTGCTTTTCTGGAGCAATTCTATGCGGGAAAATCACACGATTGTGTCTGGGTCTAGATCTATATTGCTCAAAAGTTTCTTCAAGGTACTCCATAGGCCAACCTGAGCGCACAATCTTTGAAATCTTACCATCAAGGATGTCTTGAAGATCTTCTTCCCACCATGGGTTTTCCAAAGATCTACTATCATTTAGTAGATTTTCAGCAAACATTCTAATATGAAAGTTTGTGGCAAAGTAGTTGTAGTCAATGGCATGAAAGAAACTCTTTTCTGCATGTCGCACCCACGGCGCGTCGCCAATTAGCCTGCCCAAAAAGTCCTGGGGGTCATAACTCCCGGCGTGCCAGAGAGCATGGATTTTGACAGGGATTCCAAGCAACTCGGACATGTATTTGAGATTAATAATACCAGGATGCCAGGCATCAGTAAACAAAAAATGATCGCCAGCAGCCACGCTACCGTTGGTAAATAGTCTGCCCATTTCTTCAACTTGCCGTGCTTTGTATATGTTAGTGCCGCCAAAGTTAAGAAAAGCACCAGGAGTGGTGGCACTAGGTATGTCATCTGGCCCTTGAATAATTCTGACATCATGTCCTTTTCCCTTCAGCAGTTCGGGTACATGGGTCTTCCATTGACCCGTGTACCTAGTTTCAACTGCTTCTAGATCAACTAGAAAAACTGTCACTGCTTACGTCCTCGATATCCACCTTCTCTTGTTTGATTGGCCTGTTTGGCCTTACGTTTAGCCTGCCAGTCCCTGTAGGCAGAACTCTTGTACAGATCAGCAGGGTCATACTTGATCATATTAAACCTACAGTAGTTGTGCCATGCTTCTAGGTCGTTGAAAATTTGCTTGACTTCGGGCTTCATGGTAAGATACTTGTTAAGCCAGGCGGGATGTGCCACAATAAATCTCCTTAGGAATCAAGTTCAAATGTGTTGTATTGCTTGATCAATTCAAGCAGTTCGTTTTCAGTGTTACAGATAATTTTGGTAGTCTTGTAGTCTTCGCTCTTATTGCGACCACCAACTTCAACCATCCAACCATTGTCGTAACGATATACTGTAAATGAATCATTTACTTTTGTCAACTTACTAAGATTTGCCACAGGTTTCTCCATTAAAGTACAATAGATTGATAAGGACGAGTACGGTTGTACTCAATTGAACACCCATTTTCGCCATCTTCACTGACTTCAATTTGAACATCGCGATTGGGATACCGTTGGGCGATCTTAACATAAAGATCATCCGCAATCATTTCACAACTCTTATAGTTGAGTTCTAGAACGTTGCTATTGTACAGCGATTCAAGCCAGCGTTTGAACTGGATGAACTCGATGTCCCTGTCGTTGTGCCACACAGTGATTGACACCCTGAAATGGAAAATGTGGCGATGAGGACTAGCAAGAAACGATACATCGTCGGGGCCTCCTGTGGCCAGTTGAGGATCAGTGCCCGCAGCAGGATAGCAGTGTACGCCTTCTTTGCGGAAGGTCACCCAAATCTTGCGGTCTGCTGCTTGTGTAATTCTGTCAATGGTTTCGCGTTCGGTTTTAATCATTCGATAATCTCATCTTTGGTGTATTCATCCCAACCAGTGAATACCTCCGGTGAGGTCAAAGTTTGAAGCCTATGACACCATACTCCAGGATTCGTGTCCTCAAAACCAGTATCATCAATCTTTAGTGTAGCATTATAATTCAACAAATGCAAGTATGGAATTTTTACTGAAATCTGAGGAATAAATCTGCGGTATTCGTTGACTGCACTTTCGTGTACATCGGTTAACTGTGAAACATCAAAGTCTAGAGTAACCCAATAACCTTCCTCAAGAAATTCGCAGAGCAGTACATCCCAATGTTGCCATTCTTTGTTGCTTGCAGGCTTAAAACTTTGATTAGCGCCAAAGTACAAGTGAGTCACCGGTTCGGAGATCTGTGTATAGGGATCTATCAAATTCTTACGAATCTCATCTGCATTTTGCAGACCTACAACAAACAAGGTCTTCATCCCGTATGCTGGTGTGCGTTCAATTTCTTTGCCGATGAAAAATCTAACGCTTTCATTTTGTCCTGAGGAATATTCTCGTTTCATGCTGCCTTCAATTGTGCTTTGAGATTGTTAATTTCTTCTTTGACATGTAGTCGTTCTTTCTTTAACTGATGCACGTGATCATCACTGTCATAGTTATTATACAACTCTGTGATCTCTTTGTCAAGTTCACGGTGCTTTTGTTCTAGATGTTCCAAACGATGCTGCAACTTAAGGTGATTCATCATTCCTCCATTGAATTTTCAAGATTATCTAGATTATCTTCATCTAACCCGCTGTCGTCACGGTGGTATTCAAATTCCTCAACAGTTTCAAACAATTGGTTAAACTTAGTATGTGCATTACGAATTCTTTTGCCAGTGGCACCTCTGGTGCCAATGATACTGTCCCAATACTTACTATGGTCTTCAATAATTTGTTCAGCACGACCGCGATCATTAGTAGCAAAGATTTCATCAACTAACTGTCTAAACATTATACGGTCAAAATTTTCTTGCACTAACATGCCAGGCACAATACTTTGGTCGTATTGACGATTGGCCTCCTGTACCGATGTAATATGACTCCATACATTGTGTCCCATTTGTATAGCATAACTGAAACTATCCCAGGAAGTTTTGCCTTCCTTGCCAATTTTATTAAGGTCGCCCTTTTTGTATACGCAGATATCATTGATATTGCATCGAAGGCTCACGGGACTTTCTGTAAACTTTTCAAAAACTTTGTCCTGTATTACTGCATCACCAAATCTACGTGCGTCAGTAGCATACTTCTTATTGTCTACCGAAGGAACCATTCTATAGACCCACTTTTCTCTGTCAGTGATTTCTGTTTGGATATAAATTTGCCCGTTGGCTGAGGCAAGGAAAGGACTAGCACAGTCAAAACTAATGGTAAAGTTCTCATTATGATATTTTCTCACAGCACGTTGAATATCTGTTAGCAAGCAGGCCCACTCTAGTTTACTGGTACCTAGGAAGTGCATCCAGTCATGTTGACCTTTTTCTAACAGTCCGTCGAAGCGTAGTGCTACAAGTCTACGCAAGATTAAGTGTACATCACACATGTTCTGACCACCCATGGCCCAACCTTCAAAGGGCATAGCGTACTGCTTTGGGTCGCAGTATTTTTTCATGCGGTCATACCAATCATCTGCTTCTGTGTGATTTTCACCCTGCAGAACATTTAGGAACTTACACGCACCAGTGCGGTTCTTCATAAAATATTCATTGTTAATGTAAGTGCCCTGTACTGCTTCCATATAACTGGTGATGCCAGTGGCTGCTCGACCCGCTGGCGACCTGCAGACCCATGCTGGGATATCAAGAATCATG